ATGCGTAAAGTGGGGAAGCCGAAACCGCACAAGCGGGACGGCATTTGGTATCTCGTGCGCCGAGTGCCCAAGGCATTCGAGGCTGTCGACAATCGTGGATTGGTGCGCATCAGCACCGATATAGCCGTTGCCGACGATCCCCGCGGCCTGCGTGCCAAGGAGGTTGTCACCAAGCTCGACGCCGAGCTCACCTCGTACTGGCAGGCGCTCACCAATGGCGAATCCGCCGAAGCTCGTCAAAGGTTCGAGGCAGCCCAAAAGCGAGCCCGCGCGCTGGGGATGCAGTACCAAACCGTGGCCGAGCTTTCGGCCGGCGCTTTCGAACAGATCGTGGACCGGGTTAACAGCCTGCTGGAGCGCAAGGCCCTTGATCTGGGCACCGAGGTCGATGCTGTTCTCGGTGGCGCGCCGAAGCCTTCGTTCAAGCTGTCCAACCTGCTCCCCGAGTTCGAGAAGATCGAGGCCGTGACCTTGAAACAGATGTCGGACAACCAGGTGCGCAAGTGGCGAAACCCGAAGAAGCGGGCACTCGACAACCTGATTTCGGTGGTCACCGACAAGGATATCCGCACCGTCAAACGAGCCGATGGCGTCGAGTTTCGTATATGGCTGCAGAACCGGGTTCTTGCCGAGGAGATCAACATTGGCACTGCCAACAAGGATATCGGCCATGTCAGCAAGATGTGGAGCGCTGTGGACCTCAATCTGCAGCTTGGCCTGCCTGACGTTTTCACCAAGCTGCGCCTTAGCGGTGAAATAAAGGCTCAGCGTGCGGCGTTCGAAGCCGACTATGTTCAGAAGGTGATACTGGCCACCGGCGCTCTGGACGACCTTAACCCCGAGGCCCGGCGACTGGTGTATGTAATTGCTGACACCGGCATGCGCCTGTCCGAGGCGGCAAACCTGCTTCCCGAGCACATTCGGCTTGATGCCCCGGTGCCCCACGTCCAGATCCGCGCAGTTGGCCGCAAGCTCAAGACTGACCATTCGGAGCGGGACATCCCGTTGGTGGGTGTGGCACTGGCAGCGATGCGACTTCAACCCAAGGGCTTCCCGCGCTACCACGACAAGGCCGATTCTCTCTCGGCACTGGTCAACGACTGCTTCGTTGCCAAGAAGCTGCTGCCGACGAGCAAGCATTCGCTCTACAGCCTTCGTCACACATTCGAGGACAGGCTGACAGCCGTTGAGGCGCCCGAGAAGGTGGTTGCATCGCTCATGGGCCACAAGTGGCATCGCCCGAAATACGGGTCGGGGCCGACGCTGGAGCAAAAGCAGAGGCACATGCTGAAGATCGCGTTCATACCGCCTGCGCACCTTTGACCTCCTTTGTGAGAGAAGCGAGGATCCGGCGCGCGCGATCGCGCTGCGAGCTCCGCTTGCGCGCCTCCTCGAGCTCTTGCTCGACGCGGTCCAGCAGCGGCACGTATTCCTCGCCGTGTCGCACGACGATGTAGGCCACGGCCGCCAGGACGCGCTCGATTTCCTCGACGGTGAAGGTGCGCTTGCTGCTCATTGGGCGGCCGGCAGCCCCCTCGCCTTGGTCGCTGCGGCATAGGCCTCGAACGCCTCGCGGTCGCCGGCGGCGCAGTAATAGCGTGGCACGTGGTTGCCGATCGGGAAGCGAAGCGCATCCGCTTCTATGCGGAAGGTCGCCGGCGCGACGGCCATGCCGGGGAAGTCGAAGGCGACCTGGACACTGGCGATGAGCCAATGACCGTCCCAATCTGTGACGTAGGCGTGGGTGAAGCCGTCGCCTTCGCGGAACTGCGCGCCAGGGAAGCGGTTCAGTACCAGGCGCTTGGCCATTTCGATGGCCTCTGCCTTGCGCAACTGGACCTGGCGCTGTCGTTCCTCGGAGCGCTCCTTGCAACCGGCGCAGCAATAGACAGAGCCACGCTGGTTTCCGACGACGTCGGCAGACGTCAGGCTGTTCTCGTCCAGCCAATACTCATCGATCTTTGCCCCGCACCCCCAGCATTCGAAATTCCAGCCGTGATCGATACACACAGCCGCTGGGAGGCCGGTCGTCGCGTAGGCGTCCGCCCAAGGTGCGCGGCGACAGGAGACGCCGGCTATGTCGCCATCGGCAAACTCGTCGGCTCCCTTCCTGCGCGCCACGATGGAGTAGCGCGCAAAGAAGACTGCACCTGTGTTTTCGGAATGCTCAAGCACCGCATATGCCTTGAGCGGGACAGTCGCGATCATTTCACTTGTTCTCAGCGGCCTGGACGAGTTCGCCGGTGTCGTCGATGTCACCCATCGGGTAGCTCGCAGTACGCAGCTGCGGCGGCAGCCAGCCGGTAGGAGGCACGTTCTTAACCGCGAACGCGACGAGCTCGGCCTTCTTAAGCGCACCTGCTTTGCGCGCTTCATCCTCGTTGACGGCTTCGGATATCGCCTTGAGGATCAGCGGCTTGGAGATGCCGGCGAAATAGTCTTTGAAGTCGCACTGGTCGCGCAGGGCGACATACATCCGGTTTCCGTCAATGGCATCGGCTAGCGTGCGAACCGGGGGACGGAAACCGCGTTGGGCTGGAGCATACGGGGATGTCAGGTCGATCGCCTGGGCGGCGATTCCAGCAGCGACAGAAAACAGCGCTTCGTCTGTCATTGCCGCCAGCCGGTTGAAAGCCCCGGTGAAGGATTCCGTGTTGGGATCGTAGCCGCCGGTCCGACCGTGCCCTTCGTGTTTGACCTTCACCGGCGCGTTGGTGGCTCCAGATAGAAAGCCTGCCAGCAACGCGACCAGACCAATGCGGCCTTCATCAGCCAAGGCGACACGGAGAGCATTGGTCGCCTGAACCGACAAGCGGTCAGACATCGCATTGGAGATAGATGGCTCGTTGGTTTCGCTCTCACCTGTGGATCTCGACGTGGCGGTGGCAGGGGCCGGCTTTAGGACGCCGAGACGAACCTCCAGCTTACCATCATGGTCAAGATGAACCACCGCGCCGGAACGGGCCTTGTCCTCGTCGGAGACAGGCTCAGGAAGCTTCGACCAGTAGTAACGCCAGTTGTCGGGAAGCTCCGACCCAAGTGCGACCCACGACCAGCCGTCCTTTTCAAGCTCGTCCGCCTTAGCGCGCATCTTGTTGTCGGCCAGACGAGCCAAGAGAGCGGGATCAGAGATCGAATTGTTTTCTCCGAACAGATCCTCGATTACTGACCCGCCGGCGGCACGGAATGCCTTGGTGCCGACAAACGTCAACAGCTTCTTTGCGTTGTGGTCGCCGGCGCCGAAGGCTTCGCGGATGGAATGGGCCCACATGCGTCCGCTTTCGAGGGTGCTTTCAAAGACACGCTCCTGCTCCTCGATCGATGGTGCCAAGGTGAAAGCGCGTACGACTTCGATGACCTGGTTGCTGATCTCCTGCTCACGCCACCAATCAATAATCTTCGGGGAAAGTCTGCCGAGTGCCAGCATGCGGCCGACGCGCTTGGGGTCAATTCCAAAGCGCTGGGCGATCGCCTTTTCCTTAAGGCCGCGCGCAGTCAGTTCGTAGAACTTGGCGTATTGGTCGGCTTCGTGAAGCGGGACGCGTTCGAAGTTGGCCGCCAGCGATATCTCGTCAGCCGTTTGTCCCTCGGCGAGCGGGTCGCACTTGACCTGCCAGTCGGACGGGATGCTGCCCTGCTCGGCCAAGTGCCGCAGGGCGGCAAGGCGGCGGTTGCCATCCGCGACATACCACGTCCCATCCTGATCCTTGACCGACAATGCATGGATCAGGCCGTGGGCAAGGATGGACGCTGACAGTGCTTGTACGGCCTCGGCGCGGCCGACGACGCGTGCATTGATCGGCGGATTGGCTTCATGGCCGAACTGCAGGGCGTTCAGCGGCAGAGATACGCGTTGGGTGATTTCCAAGGTGCTTCCTCCATGTCAAAGGTCAACGAGCGCGGGCTCGTAGTTGTGGTCGAGGTTGTCTGTGCGTGCGGGGATCAGGCGCGGGCCGTCGACGTGCTGCGCGTGAAACCGGTACCAGGCGCAGTAATCCATCGCGCCATGCCGAGTGCCCGGCACCCAACGGAGGCGGCCGACAGTTACGATGTGGCTGCAATGCGGCATCAGAGGCGTTGCCGCCTGCGAGAACGCCCAATCGGTATCGAACAGCAGCCATGTTGGGGCGAACTGCATGCACCGCTCGATAAGAGGGTGCAGGATGGCTCGCTCCCAGGGGAAGTTCGAAATGATAGCGTCGATCGGGAAAAGATCGAACGGCACTTCCATGGCGTCCTGGCCGGTGATGATGTCACCGCGGTAGGCACATTCCAGCCCGTGGTACTCCAGCCACCGGACAAGCTTCCCCTCGCCCTGGCACGGCTCGGCGAACCGCCTGATGCCGTGCAGATGCGGCAGGAGCGCCGGAATAGCGCTGTAAGGCGTCTGGTGATTGTTGCCCGGCCCGTCGGGGTACTTCTTGGCCTTGGCCATCAGGCGAGCACCTGCTCAAGCTCCAGCACCGCGCGCTGGCGGCTGGCGAGCACTGCCTTGGCGGTCGCCGACTTCGAACGCAGGCGACCGATGTCGGTGGCAAGTTCGGCGTCCTGTTTCTTGAATGCAGCGAATGCCCGATCCATGGCAGCGCGCAGCTGCGCCCGGCTGGTTTCAGCCTCGCCGAGTTCGATCACGGTGGACTTGTGATAGTCGCCGAGACGCTGGACGTCCTTGCGAAGGTATTCAAGCTCTTGCAGCACCACATCGGGCTCCGCGAATTCGGCGGGGTCGAGCTCAATGTCATCGGCCGCGCCAGCCGGCGCGTCAGCATGGTCGTTCATTCGGATTGCTCCCCATACTGGTCGGCGACAAGGGCACCGACCACTTCATCTATGAGATCGTCGCTCCACCACGGCTGGGAGCGGGCGTATTTGAGGCTTGACGCGAGGCCCTTCGGAGCGCCGTAGCCGCAACATCTGGCAAGTCCGCGCTTGGGCGCATCCGGAAAGACCTCCATCAGCGCGACAACAGCCATGTGACGCGAGCGATGGAACGGCTCGCCCCGCGCTACAGCCATCGGGTCGTCGCCGAACTGTCGGGCGGCCAAAACGATGGCGGTGGCAATTTGTTCAGCGGTTGGGAAGGTCATTGTCGCGCCCAGGTGGGAGATTAGCGACCGGCCGCCTCGCGACGGCCGGTGCGAGGGTCATTGCATCGCGGCGCGCTTGGGCTTCTTCCCTAGGCCCATAGTCTTCGCCAGGTGCGAACGCTGGGCGGCATAGGCGGGCGCGACCATCGGATAGTCACGGGCCAAGCTCCACTTCGCCCGATATTCCTCGGGCGTCATGTCGTAGCTCGTCTTGAGGTGACGCTTGAGAGATTTGAATTTCTTGCCGTCTTCCAGGCAGATGATGAAGTCATCAAAAACCGACTTCTTGGGGTTTACGGCGGGGACGAGCTCGGTCGCCGCCGAGGTCTGAGACGACGGTGTGGCGATCTCTGACAGAGCCGTGTGAACGTCCTTAATCAGGGTCGGGATAGCATTGGCCGGCACAGACGCTGCAACCGACCTAACGATGTCGGATGTCAGGTGCAGCAGTGTTTCCATCCTCTGATGGTCACGCTCGTTGTAAGTCGGCTCTGCCGCCGGGGCATGGTGCGTTCGCATAGGCATTCTCCTGTGTTGTGGGTGATGAAACGCAATTGCCCGGCGAGGTGCAGCGAGGGGGGGCTTGGGGGAGCACCTCGCCGGGCCAGTCCGCAAAACGCTACGCGCGGACTATTCGAGATCTTCGAAAGGGAAGCCGGCGGCGAACAGATCGAGCCACCAGCGCCGAAGTACATTCAGGCGCGGGTCAATCTGGGCGCCGATCGCCGGAGCTTCGTGTTCAAGCCCTACTTCGTCGCGAAGCCAGTCGAGGCGAGCTTGCAGGCCATCGTGGGCGATGAGCCCACGGAAATCATCGGAGAGCCGCTTATCGAGCGCCTTGTCCCCGGTGCTTCCGGTCGGCGGCATATCGATAGACCAGCTGCTGAACATGCCGACTGCGGCCGCAATGCTTGCGCCTGCGGCGTTCGGACGTTCCTGAGGGAATGGGACGATTACGGCGACGGCCACAGCAACCTCAACGAACGATGGAGCTATGGCAGTTGTCGAAAGAAGAATGGTCCAAGCACTTAGCCATCGCCGTAGTCTCGCCAGTGCTGGCAAGGGCTGCGGCAATATAGACCAACACAACTAGGCCGATGATTCGACCTTTCATGATTAATTTAAATTCTAAACAACCGCGCACGTCTTACACCTCCTCGCGACGTTTAGACGCTCTCACCTCGGGCGGCGGGGGCATCGGTTATGTCGGATGATTACCAACGATTTGTTGGTGCGTCAACGCACGTACCAACAAATTATTGGTGACGATACGCAGTCGTCTCCAATGAATTGGCGGCGACCATCGGTATAAGAGGAGTGAGAGAATGTACGTTGCAAATGGAAGCGATTCGCCTGGGAGAGATGCATGGAGGCGTCGCCAAGCAGCCCAGCTGCTTTCGATGCTACCCGAGGACCCCGACGACGCTCGCGCTGTGATCGATTACCTCAGGGAGATCCACGATGTCTTCCTGTGCCCACCCAGCCCTGCTACCGCGCTGGCGGCGCGCACTGTCGAGCTCAGGGTGATTTCATCCGAGCACAACTAGTCGGGACCGCGAGACAGCAAAAAGGCCAGACGCGAAATGCACCTGGCCTTTTTCATTCGCAACAACAGATGGACTAAGCGCGCTTCCGCGTCGCAGGGGTCCTCAGATGATCGTCGAGCTTGGTAAGCAACTCGGCAGGCATGCCGTATTTCCGGCCTATGAGCACATAGTCCGTACTTGCGCCTGTTAGCTGCCAAATCTTGAATAGTATGTCTGGCGGAGGTACTGACTTCCCCTGCTCGTAGGTATTCCAGCGCTGGCCGGTTATCCCTAAGAGTGTACCCATCTGGGTTTGCGGCCATCCATACACTGCGCGGACAGCCTTGAGCCTCCGCCCGATGGCCTCTTTGCTGGTATCTATTTCCGCACCGGTATCCGCCACGCCCAACACTCCCCCACGCAATACTCATCTACACTTGGGTACCAACAATTTGTACCAAAAATTTGTTGGCGTCTAGTTCGAATACGTTGGCGGCTTGCGCACCAATCATTTGTTGGTATGTTCGCGACGATTTTCATAAATATCGAGCGACTGATTTGCCTCGTTCAACCACCCTTCACTCCGTAGACGAAGTGCTCGATGCCTTGGGCGGCAATCCCACTGTTGCTTCGATGTACGGGCTCAATACGTCGGAATCCGTCAGGGTCTGGCGCACCCGCAGGAAGATACCGCCGAAGTTCTTCGTGAGGATGAGCGCAGACCTGGAAGCCATGAACTTCAAGGCATCGCCGGACCTATGGGGGATGGTGAGGCGGCCAAATGAAGCCAGAGCTTGAACGATCCGCCCAGCCTCGACGCGCAGATTTGCGAACTCTCGGCGACATTGTTCGAGCGACAGCTGAAAACGCGCCGCAGGCGCCGAAGCGAGCACGACCGCTTCCGCTTGGAGTGCCTTGCGGAAGCTCTGCGCACGCTTTCTTGGCTGCGCTCGAACTTGCCCAACCATGGCAGCCCGTGACGTCGGTCAGCCAAGTCTATGACCGATTGGCACAGCGAGACGTAGAGGGTTGGGCCAGATGGTCGCGGCAGGAGCGGCCACGATGCAGGTAGCGCCGCCACCGCCACCCGACAAAGTCAGCTTTCACGCGGTCACGCGCTACGTCCAGCGCGTGCTTGGCATCTTTGTTCCTGCCAGTGACCCGCCGAAAGAGCCGCCGGCAGTCGCGTTTCAACACTGTACGGCCGCCGGCACGACCATTGAGGCGGTGCGGGACTTGATCCTCGTTCCGTCAGTCGTGGCCGCGTCCCTGTCTGGCCTGTCACAAGCTTTCGCCCGCGATTTCCGGGCACAACTCGATCCGAAGACCGGTGTGGTGATGACCATCATGGAGCGGCCGCCGACGGCGACGCACAAGCTGCGCGTTCGCAGCAAGAAAGAGGCCCGTAGCCTCGCCAAGCAGATGGGGCGTCGACAGCGACGCCGGGAGGACAGCGGCTCGTGACTGTCATTACCCGCCAACGCTCCGACAAATTCGCCATCATCCCGAACGCCGTCGCTGAAGACGAGACCATCTCGTTCGAGGCGCGCGGGCTGCTCTGCTACCTGCTCGCCAAGCCGGACAATTGGCGCGTCCAGATCGACGACATCCGTCGTGCCGGGAACATCGGCCGCGATAAGGCCTATCGCCTGCTCGGCGAGCTCAAGGACGCGGGCTACATCGAGGTCGACGTGCAGCGCGATGAGAGCCGGCGCATCATCGCCCACAACTATCTTGTCTACGACTGCGCAGTGCTGACGCGCATGCGCTTGGATGCCCAGCCCGCATCGGAGCCACTTCCTGAAAATCCGGATGTGGCAAAACCACTTCCTGAAAAGCCGGAAGTGGCCCCCGACCCACTTCCTGAAAATCCAGAAACTGGAAAATCAGGACGGATAAATAAGAACCCAGAAAATAATACCCATTCCCCCCTACCCCCTGCAGGCGCCGACTTCGACCAGATGGTCGAAGGTTGGAGCAAGGAACACCTGCCTGACCGCATCGATGCCGCCTTCGCGCTGTTCTCTCGGTTGAGCGAGGCCGATCGGCCGAAGGCTGCCGCGCTAGCACGCACGTACTGTCGCCTGATGGTCGCCCGGGGCAAGGCCCCGCTGATGATGCCCTACCTCAAGTCCCGTTTGTTCGTCGAACTGGACGGCGCGCCTCCATTCGATCGGGACGGAGATTTCATCATCACGCCTGACCGGCCGGAATGGCGTCAGTGGCTTGGCAACATACGTGGCGAGCATGGCGAGCGAGCCGTCGAAAGCACGGTTCGGCTTGGGAAGCTGCTTCGCAAGACCCGGTGGCCGGTCACGTCTGACATCCCCCAAGCGCCACGAGAAAGGGCCATGGCATGAGCGAAGACACCTTCACAATCACCGCTAACGGCAAGACCACAGGCCCTATCCCGATGAGCGCCTTGAAGAAGGCTGCCGGCCAGGACGTTTGCAAGCAAACGACCGAGATGTTCTCCGACACCGATATGGGCACTGAGGCATCACAGACGATCGCCGCTGGCCAGCTGCGCGCATTCATCGAGCGTATCGAACGCCTCGAGGAGGAAAAGAAGACGGTCGCCGACGACATCAAGGACGTCTACGCGGAGGCGAAGGGCACAGGTTTCGACACCAAAGCCATTCGCACACTGATCCGTCTGCGCAAGCAGGACCAGGCCGAGCGCGATGAGGCGCAGACGATCCTCGACCTCTACATGGCCGCGATGGGGATGGCCTGATGCTACGGATAGTCGAGGACCATTCGCGCACTGTGCCAGGCCCAGAGGATTGGTCGCGCGTCCGCTCACCTGGCCGCGCACGCCGACGTCTCCGTCGAGGTCATGCGCAGAATATCGTTTCGAAAGCACTACCTGACCCAAGTGTTTTGATGGTCGGCGACACCATGATCATGCATCCCGCGACTGCTCACCGTTTCCGAGCCGAAATCGCCAGTCGTGCTCGGGCTGTCGACGCAGATTTCGAACGTCAGATGCTGCAAGCGATACGGGGCATCGTGCAATGACCCTCGAAGAACTGCGCGAGGAAGCCCTGGCAGTCACCAACGCCTACCTCAAGGGGCTGGCGGAACAGACCGACGCCTACGAGACGACGATGAACGGCTTGATCGACGCTGCGAGCGTGGCCGGCCTGGACGGCAACGCCGTGAACACGGTCCTGCTGTCCATGAACATGCGCATCCACCTGGCGCTGAAGCAGTCGAACGACAACACCAAGGAGACGGAAGAGTGAAGCAGCAGAAGCTGACCCCCGCCGAAAGCGCCCTATCCGGCCATGGCCGTGTAGGCAGCCCAATCGCAATACCGTTGGCAAGCAAGCTGACCGAAAGCGTTAACTTCCTGCGCGAGACGCTTGAGCTCGTCACGTCTGTTACCGACGGGCTGTGCGGCCACGAGCCCAATGACAGCGGACCATTGGGACGCGAAACCTCCAGCAGCTTCTTCGAACAGGTCGAACGTTCGTCGATCGACATCAACATGCTGGCATCGAAGATCCGCGAGCAGATGGAACGCATTGCTGTGGTGCTCGGAGGCACGCGATGACCATCGACGAGTTCGAGGCGAAGATGTCGGCGGCCAGCGGCGTGTTCATCGCCACGGCCGGCGTAGAGGCCGGCAAGATTGCTTTGGCCAGGTCGCGGCTGGCGGATCAGAGCGCCGCCCTTGAGGAGAGCATCAAGGACATCGCGGCCGCCGCAGTCGAAGCGGGCGTGCCCCAACACATCGTCAATGCGTCATTGGAGCATTGGCACGATCGCCGCGAAACCGCGATCCGCGAGGCGAAGGGCACCTATCGCTGATGGCAAAAAAGGCCGCCACGAAGAAGCAGCCAACCGTGCGGCGCGATAGCCCGCGCGAGCGTCTGTTCGTGGCGGAATACCTCAAGGACCTGAACGCCACCCAAGCGGCCGTGCGCGCAGGCTACAGCCCCAAGACTGCGCGGCAGATCGGTTCCCGCCTGTTGTCAAATGTTGACATCGCGAAGGCCATCGCAGCGGCGGTCGCCAAGCGCGAAGATCAGGCGCTGAGCGATGCCGAATGGCTGCGAAAGCGCCTGCGCGCCGAGGCAGAAGCAGACATCGGCGACCTGTACAACGACGACGGCAGTCTCAAGCCCGTGCGGGAATGGCCGGCGATCTGGCGTCAGGGCCTGGTGACTGGGCTTGAGGTGGTATCCATCGCCACCGAAGACGACGACGCCACCGATGAGAGAGAGGCCCAAGCACATGGCGGCGCGTTGAAGCGCTCGCGGAAGCCGAACGCTGTCCTCACTAAGATCAAGTGGGCCGACAAATCCCGCATCAAGGAGCTGCTAGGTCGACACGTCGACGTGCAGGCCTGGAAAGACCGCAAGGTGGTGTCGGCTGACGAGCCCTTGCGCCAACTGTTCGAGCAGATTGCCGGCCAGTCTATCCGTCCGAAGGATAGCAGCCGATGAAGCCACGGTTCACGCCGGCCGAGCAGGCGAAGTTTTTCGAGGAGCTGGAACCGGAGGAGCAGGAGGCCATTCTTGCCAAGCCGATCGGCTTGATGATCGAGGCCGAGCTGATCTTTGCCTTGAAGCGCCCTCATTGGCGTATGCGGAACATCTATTGGGTGTCCGACAAGGAGGGCAAAGCGGTCCTGTTCCAGCCCTGGCCGGAGCAACAGCGCTTCCTCGACAACATCTGGTACCGAAACGTTATCCCGAAGGCCCGGCAGCGCGGCTTCTCCACCGTCGTGCAGATCATGATGCTGGACGCCTGCATCTTCGTGCCCAACACCTCGGCTGTCGTCATCGCCCAGGACGACACGACGGCGCTTCAGATCTTCGCCAAGAAGGTGAAGTTCGCATGGGACCGCTTGCCGCCGATCGTCCACCAGATGGCGCCGCTCAAGTACGACAACAAGCACGAACTGGTGTGGTTGCACGGGTCGAGCATCCTTGTCGCCACCTCAACGCGCGGCAACACGCTGCAGTACCTGCATGTTTCCGAGTACGGCCAAATCTGCGCGAAGAACCCGCACCACGCTAACGAAATCCAGGAAGGCTCACTGCCATCTGTCGACACGTACGGCGTCATCGTCATCGAATCGACGGTGGAAAGCCCGTTCGGAACCTTCTCCGACATGGTGCGCGCGGCCGACAAGATTAAGCAGCTCGGCACGCCGCTGACGCCGATGGATTACATGCTGCATTTCGCCTCTTGGTGGGATGCGCCCGAGTATGAGCTCGACCCCGAACACGTCATCATCACCCCCGAGGACAACGCCTACTTCTTCCGCGTCGAGGCTGCGATCGGCCGCGACATCAGCGTCCGCAAGCGCGCCTGGTACGTCAAGAAGCGGGACAGCGACTTCGGCGGCTCGAACGAAAAGATGTGGCGGCAATATCCGTCGACGCTTGATGAGGCATTCACAGTCTCGTCGGAAGGCCTGTGGCTCTCCGAGCAGATGGCACGTGTCCGCCGCGAGCGCCGCATCTGCAAGCTCCCAATCCTCCAGGACCGGCCGGTCAACACCTTCTGGGATCTGCGCGACAACAAGGTCGTGTGGCTGCACCAGAAGGACGGTCCCTGGGACAACTTCATCTCCTGCATAGAGATGAGCGGCGAGCCCTACATCACCGTCGTTCGCGAGCTGAACAAGTTCATGACCGAACACACCTTCGTTTGGGGCAAGCACTACCTGCCGCACGACGGCAATACCAAGCATGAGGGTGCGGAGCAGATGAAGACGCCGCACGACATGCTTTACGACCTCGGCCTCCGCAACATCGAGATCGTCCCTCGCATCCACGACCTCACAGTCGGCATCGATCAGCTGCGCCAGGACATGGTCAACCATCGATACGACGAGGAGCGCTGCGCCGGTGGTGTCCGTCATCTCGACGGCTACTCCAAGGTCTGGAACGAGCGCATGGGCATCTGGAGCGAGACGGTGCTCGACAACGAGCATACGCACGCCACCGACGCGCTGCGCCAGAAGGCTCAGGTTGCGCACCTGCTGCGTAGCGCCAACAGCAACGGCCGCGGCGCCCCCAAGAGACGGAGAAGTGGGATGTCGTCATGACGACGATTGCCTATCGAGACGGTGTCATGGCGGCGGATAGCCAGGTGACGGGCGGCGACATGGCCCGTGGCGAAGCCCAGAAAGTCGGCCGAACCAAGAAGGGATGGCTTGTAGGCATCTCGGGCGCGAGCGGCATGCTCGATGAGGTTATTGCCTGGCTGGACGCCGGCGCTGTTCGCGCCGACTACCCCAAGGTGTCGGCGGAACGTCCGGTCTGGGGTCTTGTCGCCGTTTCAGACAAGCGCGTCGCTGTGCTCTCCCCTGAAGGCGTCATGCAGTGGGCCAACGCGGCCTTCCACGCACAAGGCAGCGGCAACGAGATCGCCATGGGTGCCATGGCCATGGGCGCGTCTGCAGAGCAGGCCGTCCGCATCGTATCAGAATTTGACGTTTACACGGGCGGTCGAATCACCAAGCTCTCGTTGAGCGCCGACCTCGCCCCGAACGAGGAGACGAGATGAACGCGCCCACACTGGATCTCACCAAGCGCCACTGGACTGCCACGCGCGGCGAGCTCATGGCCATCGGCTCTTGGATACGGCTTGATGACCGTTGGCGGCCGTGCATGGCCATCATCCGCACAGGCGATGACGGCAGCGAGCGCGCCATCCCATGTGTGGTGACCATCGACAAGGCGTGGATCTGGTCGGAGGAGATCGGCGATTCACGCGAGGCGGCGCGCAGTATGGTGGGTTTCCTTGAGGCGCTTCGTCTCAACCCGCAGAACTTCCGCAACCATCACCGCGTCTTCAGTTTGATCGCCGACCATCTCGGCGACTTGCTCAAGATGCCACCCTATCAGGCTGATCGCTCCACCCCGATCCTGGATGTCACCATCCAGGAGCGCGAAACCGGCCGCATTCGCGAAGTGGAGATATCCGAAGATGTTTGATCTGGCGGCAACCGACGGCACCGTCCGCAAGAAGGCGTACAAGTCGCCCATCCCCGATGGGGGTGAGGCGCCCGCGAAGGGCCGGCGCGTCAACAAGCTCGACGGCGAAGGCATGGTGCGGATGCACCATCGACTGCTCGACTACTACACGACCGAACTCGATCGGCAGCACAACAACCGCGCTCAACAGGCCGAGGACGAGGCCTACTATGACAACGAGCAGTGGGACGAAGAAGATGCTGATGAGGTGCGAGATCGCGGCCAGGTGCCCCTGGTCTACAACGTCATTTCCGCATCGATCGATTGGGTGACCGGCACCGAACGCCGGGCACGCACTGATTTCAAGGTATTGCCGCGCCGCAAGACCGACGGCAAGTCGGCCGAGCGGAAGACGCAGCTGCTCAAGTACCTGTCCGACACGAACCGCGAGCCGTTCCACATATCGCGCGCGTTCGAGGACCAGGTGAAGGTGGGCCTCGGCTGGATCGAAGATGGTGTGCGCGACGACTCGGACGACGAACCCACGTACACCCGCTATGAGAGCTGGCGGAACATGCTGTGGGATTCGGCGTCCACGGAACTGGACCTGTCGGATGCGCGCTACGTGTTCCGCTCCAAATGGGCCGACCTCGACATCGCACAGGCGCTGTTCCGCAACCGGAAGGCCTTGCTGGAACGTTCGGCAGCTGACAGCGATGCCTACTCGCAGCTCGACCAATATGGCGATGACGCCATGGATGACGTCGAGAACGCGATCCAGAACAATGGGCAGTCGACCACCTCGGCACGCATCACCGGCTACCAGCGCCGGCGGGTGCGCCTGATCGAAGGGTGGATCATGATGCCCGTCGAGACAAAGCGCATTCGCGGCGGCCCTTTCAACGGCGAGATCTACGACCAGTATTCTCGCGCACATGGCGATGCAGTTGCGCGAGGCGAGGCCGAGCTCATCACCCGCATGACCATGCGCATGCACGTGGCGATCTTCACCACTGCTGGCATGCTTTGGTTTTCAGAATCGCCATACCGGCACAACCGCTTCCCATTCACGCCCCTCTGGGGCTATCGCCGCGGCAAGGACAACATGCCCTACGGCATGATCCGGCGTCTGAAGGACATCCAGCAGGACATCAACAAGCGCGCTTCGAAGGCGCTCCACATCCTGTCGACGTCCAAGATCATCATGGACGAGGACGCAATCCCCGATGACATGACGGTCGAGGAGTTCCTTGAAGAGGCCTCGCGGCCCGACGCCCTAATCCGCAAGAAACGAGGATCCGAGGTCACTCTCAATGCCGATCGCGATCTCTCGCAGTACCATCTTGAGCTCATGTCGCGCTCGATCGCGATGGTGCAACAGGCGTCCGGTGTCACCGACGAGCTTCTCGGCCGGCGCACTAATGCCACATCAGGCGTGGCTATCCAACGCAGGCAGGATCAGGGCTCTATGGCGACAGCCCGGTTCTTCGACAACCTGCTGCTGGCCAATCAGATCCACGGCGAGAAGCTGCTAGCGAACACAGAGCAGTATTTCACCGAAGAAAAGACCTTCCGCATCACGAACATGCGAGGCAAGGCCGAATTCATCGACATCAATGATGGCCTGCCTGACAACGACATCACCCGCTCCAAGGCGGACTTCATCATGTCGGAGGGCGCATTCCATGCCAGCATGCGCCAGGCGGCCGCCGAGCAGCTGATGGACGTCATGACCAGGATGTCGCCCGAGCTCGCCGTCCTGTTCATGGACCTGGTCATCGAGAACATGGACCTGCCGAACCGCGAGGAGCTGGTGAAGCGCATCCGCGCTGTCACGGGCATGGCCGATCCAGACGCCGAGGAGCCGACCGAGGAGGAAATGCAGCGTCAGTCGGCCCAGCAGCAGGGTCAGCAGATGCAGCAGGCGTTGCTCTCTGCCCAGCTCCGCAAGGCCGAGGCCGAAGCCACCAAGGCCGAGGCTCAGGCTGCAGAACTGCGGGAAAAGATCGTCGCGCTGCGCGTCGGTGCGCAGCAGCAGGCCCTCGGCGCGGCTCAGACCGCTATCGCGTTTCCGGCCGCTACGCACGTCGCCGATCACATCCTTGCCGGGTCTGGGTTCATCTCTGTCGAAGACGCGGCAGCAGCGTCCCAGCAGCCGATGGCAGCTGCCCCGCCCCCGGACGGCAAGCAGTACGGACTGATGCAGATGGCGGCGTAGCCATCGGCCGACCAACAGGAGCCCTCGCCCCCTCAATTCCCGAAAATGCCCCGGCTCGCCGGGAGGCAACGACACACTGAAAAGGACACACCATGCCGCCGAAAAACTTTAGCGAAGCCGAGCTCGAACTGCTCACTGAAGAAGAACGCCAGGGACTGTTGGATGAAGAATTGCTGGACGATCCCGACGATGAAGGTGGGGACGATGAAGACAATGCTGATGGCGATGCTGATGACGGTGTTGCCGGCGATGATGATGATGCCGGCGATGCCGACCAGGGCAACGAAGGTGAGGGCGACGAGGGCGCTGGTGAAGGCGGCAATGCCGATGCTGGCGACGGCAAGGGCAATGGTGCTGCCGATAATGCGCGCCCGGCAGCGGCCGAGGGGACCTCGGCGCCGGCGTCGGAAGTAGCGACTTCCCTCCCCAACTGGACGGCGCCGGCCGACACCAAGGACAAGATCACCTCGCTCGATGAGCAGCTGGACGATATTGCCAAGAAGTTCGATGAAGGCGAGCTGACGGCGGCCGAGATGCGCGCGCAGATGAAGCCGCTCGAGGAGCAGAAGCAGGAGCTTCGCAATACGCTGTTCAAGGCCGACCTGTCGCGGGACACGTCCCTGAACACTTGGTCAAAATCGACGGTGCCGGGCTTCCTTGCGAAGAACAAGGAATATGTGCCGGGCAGTCTCAGGTACGAGAACCTGGATCGTTTGGTTCGCCAGCTGCAGGCGGAGGCAGATAACCCCTTTGACCCGGCCATTCTGAAGCAGGCCCACGAGCGGATCGTTGCCGAGTTTGGTGGTGGAACGCCGACGCCGAAGGACCCGGGTAAGAAGCGCGATCTTCCGCCAAACCTCAGTGCGATTCCTGCGGCCGACAACAATGACGACGAGGACGGCGGCAAGTTCGCCTATCTCGATCGCCTGGCTGAAAAGGACGGCGTCGAATACGAGAAGCAGCTTGGCAAGCTCTCGGACGCCGAACGGGACCTCTATCTCCAATCCTGACCCCCAGAACGAGGGCCACGCATGTTCTCCAAGACTATCCGCGTTGGTGAAGCCGTCGAAATCGGCGACGTCGCATGCATCCGCGTGGACGAAAAATCAGGCCGCAATGTGCGGCTCTCGTTCTTCACCGACTTGCCCATTCGCCACATGGCGGATGGGCTCATCCCCGCACGCTACACCCACGGCATCACAGGCGAAGCTCGCCGTGTGCCCGTCGACCCGGTGCGCCATTGGGCCCGGACCGGCTGATAGCCGCCATATTGCGTTTGCATGGCATTCGCGGTATCTGGATACCGCAAAGCGCAGGACGTGCTTCTCTCTTACCCGGAGCACGTCATGCCCAAGACCGTCATCAAATTTGGCGACCCCAAGGCCCAGAAAAAGTGGAGCGGTTCGCTCTTCCTTGACACCGTCAAGAAGAGCTACTTCGACCGCAAGTTCGTCTCCGAAGACGACAACGCCGTCATCCAGCGTCTGACCGATCTCGAATCCGACGCCGGCGACACCATCACCTTCGACCTGTCCGTCCAGCTTCGCCAGAAGCCGGTGACTGGCGACAACCGTCTGCAGGGCAAGGAGGAAAACCTCCGCTTCTTCTCGGACGAGATCTACATCGACCAGATGCGCCACGGCGTCTCGGCCGGCGGCAAGATGAGCCGCAAGCGCACCCTGCACAACATCCGCAAAGTCGCTCGCGACCGTCTGTCCGACTACTGGTCGAAGTACGTCGATGAGATGAACTTCATCTACCTGTCGGGCGCACGCGGCATCAATGAGGACTTCACCGAGGACACGGCATGGGTCGGTCACGGTGGCAACCCCATCGAAGCGCCCGACGGCACCCACCTCATGTATGGTGGTGCCGCCAACTCGAAGGCGTCCATTGTGGCCGGCTCGACTATGTCCCGCGCCATCATCGAGCGTGCGACGGTCAAGGCGCGCATGATGCGCTCCAAGGACCCGACCACTGCCAACATGCTGCCCGTCATGATCAATGGCGAAGGGCACTATGTCTGCATCATGTCGCCCTTCCAGGAACACGACATGCGCACCAGCGCTGGCAGCGACTGGCTGGACATCCAGAAGGCCGCGGCCGCATCGGAAGGCCGGAACAACCCGATCTTCAAGGGTGGCCTCGGCATGGTCAATAACGTCGTGCTGCACTCGCACGAGAGCGCGATCCGGTTCAACGATTACGGCGCCGGCAACAATGTCGAGGCTGCCCGCGCCCTCTTCCTCGGCCGCCAGGCTGGTGTTGTGGCCTACGGCTCGTCGTCGGGCCTGCGTTTCGCCTGGACCGAAGAAACGACCGACCATGGCAACGAGCCGACCATCGCATCGGGCGTCATCCTTGGCGTGAAGAAGACCCGCTTCAACAACAAGGACTTCGGCGTCATCTCGATCGATACGGCGGCCAAGGACCCGAACGCCGCATAGTGAGCTAGCCGCCGCGCCCCGCGTGGCGGCTCCTCCATCTGGTCAGCACGACCGCCACCCAACACTTGGAGAACACCATGCTTCGTCAGAGCCGCGCCGCACTCGGCATCCTCCCCGTCGCCTATCCTGCCCTCGCCGGCCATCTTACCGGCCAGCGTTTCAGCTTTACCGTACCCGTCGACGTCGAGAACGGCGACATCATCGAACTGGCATGCATCCCGGCCACCTGCCGCCCGATCGATATCATTCTGGACAGCGATGACCTCGACAGCAACGGCGCTCCGGCCATCGTCGTCGACGTCGGCCTGATGTCGGGCGATTGGGGCGACAATGACAATACCCGCACGTGCGGCCAGGAGTTCTTCGTAGGCGCGACGACTGCCCAGGCTGGCGGCGTGGCGCGACCGACCGCCAAAACCGCCGTTCGGGTGCCATCCGCGCCCTACGCGCGCTCGATCGGCGTCAAGATCGTCACTAAGGCGGCAACCGCCCAGCTGGGCGATATCGGCCTGACCGTAATCTGCGCGGCGGACTAGTCCACTCGGGGCGGGACCAGTCAGTCATGCAGTTGGCGGCCGCAGGCGGGAACCTCCTCCTTCTCGTCTGCGGCCGTCTCGTTTCAACGGAGGAAATGCCATGAAGATTGAATGCACTCTCGGCCGCGCTGTCGAGCTTACCGTCGCCGGCGACAACGTCAGCTTTGTTCGCGATGACGAGGGGCGCTTCGTCGCCGACGTCTACAACGCCCGCGTCATCAAGTGCCTATTGTCAGTCGCGCACTACCGCGAGCTCGGCACTGGCGAGCCAGTCGTCGTTCCTGTCGTCCAGACTGTTGTTCAGCTTGCGGACGACGATCAGGACCTCGATCACGAGCAGGACCAGGACCTTGGCCAGGACCTCGATGGGGACCTCGATCAGGACCTCGAGCAGGATGACAACTCGGGCAACCCGAATGCCAACCCGGATACCGCTGATGACAAGTCTGGGGACCAGAGTGTCAACTCGGATGCCGCTTCTGTAAACCAGACGCCGCCGGCGCCGACCCCGCCTGCAACGCCGACAACGCCTCCCGTGCCGCCGGTTGACCCTGCCTCGATGCCGGGCATCGTGCCGCCGATCGAGGCGATCGCCGGCATCGGACCGGCCATCAAGAGCAAGCTCGCTACCGTAGGCATCACGACCGTCGCCCATGTTGCCGCGCTCACGAGCGAGCAGATTGCGGAACTTGACGCCAAGCTCGATCTCAGCGGCCGCTTCGAACGTTATGGCTGGATCGAGCAGGCCCGGCAGCTGCTGCAGCCGCAGGTGTCGGAGTAAGCCCCGATGCCGACCGGCAAGGACATCATGGTGCGTGCCGGCGTGCTTCTCATGGATGAGGAGCACGTCCGTTGGCCGCTTGCCGAACTGTGCGAGTGGATCAACGACGGCGTGAAAGCCATCGTGCTCGCCAAGCCCTCGGCATCGTCGCTTTCGCAGCCCTTGCAGATGGTCGCCGGCACACTTCAATCGGTCCCCACCAGCGGAACACCAACGCCGCTAGCGCTGCTGAACATCACCCGGAACCTCGCTGGGATGAGCGCTCCGCGCGTCGGCGGCCGCGTAGTGCGACCGGTTGCGCGGTCACTGCTCGACGCACAGGACCCTTATTGGCACGACAAGACCCGCACCCGGTTCGCCCGCGTGGTCAAGCACTTCATTTTTGACGAGCTCAACCCACTCGAATTCTACGTCTACCCAGGCAATGACGGGGCTGGCGTGGTCGAGGCGGTGCTCTCTGTCTTGCCGGCGCCGTTGGCTGCGACAGGCGATGCCGCGCAACTCTCATCCTACGCTGGCGACGTCGGGCTGCCCGAACCCTACTCCGTACCACTGCTCGACTATGTGCTCTTCCGTTCGCAGATGAAGGACGATGAGGCCGGCAATCCCGGCCGCAGCGTCGCGCACTACCAGCAATTCGCAACGGCCGTCGGCCTCAAGATCCAGGTCGAAGGGGCCCACAGCCCGAATGCGAGGAAGTAGTGCAGATCGATCTAGACGAGCTCCTGCCCGAAGTCCTGACCTACGCGCCGAACTGCCCCGAGCCCACGGCTCTCAAGGCCATCCGCGACGCTGCTCGGCTGCTCTGCAAGCGCACCAACATCTGGCGCGATACCGACGAGTTCCAGGTGACCACGCCCGATTGCGAGGGCATCTGCACTATTCCTGACGCGTCCATTCACGAGATCCAGTCGGCGGAGCTCAACGACGTGGACCTGCTGCCGAAAACCATCGCATGGCTCGATGAGCATCGGCCGCGCTGGAAAACCGAAACCGAGGTTGCGAGCGTTGGTCGTTTCATCACCCAGCTCGCGCCGAACACCGTGACGATCGTACCAAAGGCGGCCGGACTGCTTCGCGCCCGGCTGATCCTGCATCCGTCGCGGCGTGCCACGACCATCCCTGAATTTCTGGTCGAACAGTATGGGCAGGAGATCGGCAAGGGCGCGGCTGGTGCTGTGCTGCTGATCCCTGGCGAGCTCTTTCAGCCCGATCTCGGCGCGGCGCTGACGGCTGCTTTCGAGGCCAAGCTGTCGACCATCAAGACAACCACCGAGAAAGGCCAGGTCGGCGCCCGGCTGCGCACGAAAGGGAGCTACTTCTGATGCCCGCATCAACCTATCTCGGAAACGCCCTTATCAATCACATCCTCCGTGGCGTGGCCTTTGCCACGCCGGCGCGAGTTTATGTTTCCCTGCACATTGGCGACCCAGGGCTGACAGGCGCGAATGAAGTAGGCGCGGTAGCCTGGCCTGCATACGCGCGTATTGACCCCGCTCTAGGGGCTGCGATTGCCAGCGGTTTCGATGCCGCAGCGGCCAAGGTGACGGCGAACGCCAAACAGATGCTGTGGCTGGCAATGGACGGTCCTGCTCCGATCAACGTTACCCATTGGGCCATTTGGGATGCGGATGTCGGCGGCAACTGCTTGATCGGGGGTCCGCTCAAGTTCCCGAAAACGCTCGAACCGACGGATGAGTGCGTCATCCACATCGGAGAACTCGATGTAGGGGTGGACGCCGTTGCTTAGTCATGGAGCCGTCAACGGGCGCGAACTCAACAAGCTTGCCGTAAACGCCAGCTCCTTTCAGGTGGACTTGAGCGCGTCGGGTGGTTTGGCGATGTCCAGCGAGCTAGCGCTCACCCGTCGGCATGCCGCGACAATGTCCGGGAACGTCGCGCTGCTGGCCGAGGTCGCAGTAAACCGCCGGCGTAGCCTTGCGGCGGCCGGTTCTACTGGCTTCGGCTGTGTTGCAGCTGCCACGCGCCGTCGGCACCTGGCCGGTGCAGCAAAGGTCGATCTCCTTGCCGCCGCTGCGATGAACAGGCGTCCCAGGCTCATGGGAAGCATGACGATCGACATCGGTGGGGCGGCGAACCTGCGCTGGCGCTACCGAGTACCGGCGCCTCACGCCCGCTACCTGGTGGTGAGTACCGAGCGCCGTTTTCTCACCGCTGGGCCTGACCCTCGCCGGGTGGCTTCGCTGCCGCGCGAGACGCCGATCGTTGTGCTTCAGCCAGAGAGGGCATGAACATGCTCGCCACTATGACGAAAGCCCCGGCCGAAGTGCTCGACTACGATGTCGACTTTGGGCGCTGGCTACCGGACGGTGACTCCATCACGAGCGCAGTAGCGGTTGTCGCCCCGGGCACCGCCGTCGCGGTCACGTTGACGGAACACTCCGACACCACCGCGAAGACGTGGGTTTCTGGCGGCGCCGACGGCCAGACCGCCCACATCACCCTCACCATCACCACCATGGGCGGTCGCACCAAAGAGGTGTGTTTCCGCCTGCGCATCAAGGAGTGCCATTGATGGTTGCTATCCTGCTGGCCAACAACGCCACTTCGACGCTCGCCGCCAACATCGACAATGCCGTCACCGCCATCACCATCCAGGCAGGCGATGCGGTCCGCTTCCCCTCTCCCGCCGGCGGCGACTGGTTCCCGCTGACTGTCGTCGACGCCGGCGGCAACATGGAGGTGATGAAGGTCACCGCTCGGGCCGGCGCGATCCTGACCGTTCAGCGCGGACAGGAAGGCACCACGGCCAAGGCGTTCCTCGCCGGCTCTCGCGCTGACATCCGCATGACGGCCGCTGCGGTGAACCCGGCACTGCGCGACGCAACGGGGCTCCGCGACGGGCTCATGACGGCTGCTGACAAGGCCAAGCTGGACGGCGTATCAGCCGGAGCTCAGCCCCAAGCCGTTACTTCGGTGAACACCAAGACGGGGGCCGTCGTGCTCGCCAAAGCCGATGTCGGCCTTGGCAGCGTCGACAACACGTCCGATGCTCTCAAGCCCATCTCGAACGCGACCCAAGCTGCGCTCAACAACAAGGCCGACGCAGCAGCGACAACAGCCGCGTTGAATGGCAAGCAGGCCTCGCTGGGTTTCACGCCGGTTCAGCAGGGTACAGGCGTTGGGCAGCTTGCCAACGCGGTAAAGATTGGCTGGAAGGCCAACTCCAAGATCGGCGTGACCGTCGATAACACCGACATGGGGCACCTTCTGACTGATGCCGATATTCCCGCGCCGACTGCCGGCGACACGTACGTAATACTGAACCACAACGGCGGCAGCGCTTTCATCAAAACAGGCACCGGCTACAACGCGGTTGTATCTGGCATCCGCCAGTCGCAGACGACGCAAGGATCTGTGCTGGTAGTGCGGGCCGGCACGATCCGAGTGCGCTACACGCAAGGCAATTGGGGTTGGTGCCGCATTCTCAAGAACGGAACACAGATCTACGAGACCAGTTCGGGCGGCGGTGGCAATAGCGGCATGGTGGATGTCGCTGTGGTGCCAGGTGACGTTATCACCGGCCAAGTCCGCGGCAATACCGGCAGCGACACGACCACCATGGCGGATTTCCGCATCCTCAGTGGCACGCCGGCTTTTGGCGCAGTAATTTAGCGGGGCAGCTATGTACACCAATCCACGGGTCATGAACGAACTCGGCGGCATCCTTGTCGACCACGCCGAGGGCACGGCCTACCTCGATCCCGGTTCAGAGCTTCACGACCAGGCGATCGCCGGAGCCTTTGGCGTCGTCGAAGCCTATTCGCCAGTTCCGATCGCAGCCACGCTCGACGAATGGCGCGCCAGAAAACTTGCCAGCCTGGCTGCAAAGCGCTGGGAGGTCGAGAACGGCGGCATGGTGGTGGGAGGCATGGCCGTTTTCACCGATGACCGCTCCAAGCTGCTCATCAACGGCGCATATCGGAAAGCTGAAAAGGACCCGGCCGTCATCATCAATTTCAAGTCAGCTGCTGGCTGGGTGACCCTCGACGCGGCTACCGCCATTGCGCTGGGTGATGCCCTGTTTGACCACATCCAAGCCTCCTTCGACCGCGAATCCGTCCTCACGGCCGCCATTGTCGCTGCCGCAACGAAGCCCGCGCTCGACGCGATCGACATCAACGGCGGCTGGCCAGCGAATGGCTAACATCGGAGGGGCGCGTCATGGCAGGGATTAAGCTGGTCGCCTTCACCGGAGAGCAGCCGCGCATCCTTCCGCGCCTTCTCCCTGACACTGCGGCCCAAGCAGCGGTCAACACCAGGCTGGACGATGGCGGGTTGACGCCGATGCGCACCTCAACGCTTGAGGCGGCGATCGGCGGCAGCACCTTCAAGACCATCTACAAGCATCTCGGCGCCTGGCTGAAATGGAACACCGAAGTTCACGCCGCCCCAGGGCCGGTGGCGACCGATCGCTTGTACTATACCGGCGACGGCAAGCCCAAGATGCGCGTCGGTGGCGCAGTGTACGATCTGGCCGTTCCTCGGCCGGCCGTAGCCCTCACTGCCACGTTGGGCGGTGCCGGCGCGGGCGACGTCGTCACGCGCAGCTATGTCTACACTTGGGTAACGTCTTTCGGCGAGGAATCGGAGCCCTGCCCCGCCAGCAACGAAATCGCCTGGAAGCCGGGCAATACTGTCACACTGAGCGCTTTTGCTGCCACCCCTGGCGGGCGCAGCATCACGCACCAGCGCATCTACCGCACTCAGACCGGGCAGAGTGGCACGTGGTTCTATCTGATTGCCGAGCGCGCCGCCTCGGCCGCTGATTTCGCCGATACTATTCCCGTCGACGGGTTTCAGGAACCATTGCCGTCGGCATTTTGGAACGCCCCACCGGATGACCTCAAGGGGCTGATCTCGCTGCCGAACGGCATGATGGCAGCCTTCGCCGGCAGTGACCTTTATTTCTGCGAGCCGTGGCGGCCTCATGCTTGGCCGGAGAAGTATTCGCTCGGCATGAGCTCGCCTATCGTCGCCCTCGGCGCCATAGGTACGTCAGTCGTCGTCATGACGACAGGCAATCCTCACCTGGTCAGCGGCTCTCACCCTTCAACGATGCAGGCGGCCAAGATGGAAGCCAACCTGCCCTGCATCAACTCTCGTGGTGTCGCGGATCTCGGCTTCGCGATCGCCTATCCCTCGAACGAAGGCCTTGTTGCCGCCAAGGCAGATGGCTCCATCGGCATCGTAAGCGCGAACCTCTTTGATCGGGATGACTGGCTTGCACTGAAGCCCAGCACCATCATCGCGGGGCAGATCGGGGGCCGATATGTGGCCTTCTACGAGAACGTCAACGATGCCGGCGACCTGGTCGGCGGCGCACTGTTCCTTGACATCGGCCCGACGCCATTCCTGATCCGGTCGAGCGAGCGCGCCCAGGCTGTTGCCTACGAGATCGAAACGGGCGCGCTGTACTTTCTGCGCAAGTCCGAGAACAACGTCTACCGGCTCGATGCCCCCAACGGCGTGCGGCAGAAGCAGTATTGGCGTTCCAAGCCGTTCGTGCTGACAGCCCCCATCAACTTCGGCGCGATTCAGGTCGACGCCGATATGGAGCTCAGCGGGCACGAGAAGGCGATCAATGCTGCAGCCTTGGCCGAGATCGAGGCCGCCAATGCGGCTATCCTTGCCACGGGTGAGGCCATGGGCGAGGTGAACGACACGCCATTGAACGCCTTCGCGTTGAATGGCGACCTGTTGACGCTTCTCCCCGAATTTGGGGGCAACCTCAATATTGGCATCTATGCCGACGGCAAGCTGGTCGCCCAGATCGACCGCACCAACAAGCCTATCCGTCTGCCCTCCGGGTTCAAGGCGCGCAAATGGGAGATCGACGTCTACGGCGACGTCCAGATCGAGCAGATCATCGTCGCAACCACCATGGACGAGTTGAAGTCAGCATGAGCTCGAGAGAATTTTCCGACCTTACCGAGACCGTCGACACGCTTGCTGGAAAGCGGCCGCGTGCCGCGGAAAAGGCTGCCGTGCGTATCGAAGACCTGGCTGGACTGCTTTTACTTACGCCGAAGATCAAAGCCTCGCGCGCCGGCGCAGCGCCGACGGCCGACGAGTTCAACGCATTGGTGGACGACGTGAAGGCAATTCACGACCGATTGAGCACCATCGTCCAAGCCCTCCAGCCGAAGCTGATGAAATGACGCCGGCAGTGCTCCTGCGATTGATGGAGCGGCCACTGCTTGGCAAGACGCTGCAGCTCGGGCCAGAAGACCGTATCTGCATCGAGTTCGCCAACCGGCTGCGCGCATGGACGATCGAGGGCCGGCTGTCAGGGGTCTGGACGCACATCGGCAACGAGCTCGCCGGCGGCACCAAGAATGCGAGCATCAGGTACGCTATCGCGCGGGCGCTCGGGCTGATCTCGGGCGCGACCGACTATGTTTTTCTCTGGGATGGCGGCTGCGGCGTCATCGAGGCCAAAGCCGGGAAGAACGACCTGACCCCCAGACAGGTGGACTTTGCGTCGTGGTGCGCGGCACGCCGCGTTCCACATCGTGTGATGCGCTCGGCCGACGAGGGCGAAGGCATCCTTCGCGAGTGGGGCGCCCTTCGTTGAACGACAATCGTTACATCTACGGCGAGGACGAGCGCCTGGTGGAATGGGTGTCCGACAGAATTGACGGCTGCTTGTTCCGTGACGATGCCAAGGCAATCGGACATGAGCGCGATGGCGAGCTCGTCGCGGCCGTTGTCTTCGATGGTTTCTCCCCCACCTCTTGCTTCGTGAGCGTCGCCGCCTCGTCGCGCCGCTGGATCACGCCGGAATTCGCCGTTCGCGTGATGGCTTATCCTTTCGTCCAGTGCGGCTTCCCACGGATCAACTGCGTCGTCGCGGCCAGCAACCGGCTGTCGCTGCGACTGACCCGGCAATTCGGCTGGGTGGAAGAAGGCAGGCTGCGCGAGGGCGCGCTCGACGGCGGCGATATGATCCTGTTCGGAATGCTGCGCCGCGAGTGTCGTTTCCTGCCGCCGACCGTCGGCACCACTGGCATATCCGCTCTGTAGACGGTATAAGTCCGCAATTCCCGCGCAGGAGGTGCGGTTCTCTCACGAGGACAACAGCACCCATGGGCAAAGGCTCCAGCAACCCACCCGCACCCGATCCGCAGATTGGCAAGGCCGCTCTCCTACAGGCGGAGACCGGCAAAGAGTGGCTGTCCTTTGCAAAGGACGCCTTCGCCGTCTCCGAAAAGCGTCAGGTCGAACTCGACAAGCTCACCAAGGAGGTTTCCGACCTTCAGATTGGCCTGGCCAAGGACCAGGTCTCGTGGGCGCGTCAGGATAGAGAGCGATACGACACCAAGTTCAAGCCCATTGAGGACCAGTTCATCCAGGAGGCGACGAACTATGCGTCTCCGGAAAAGCAGGCCGAGGCTGCCGCGACGGCGAAAGCTGACGTGCAGTCCGCGGCGGCCGATTCCCGTGAAACGGCGCGCCGCGAGGCTACGTCCATGGGCGTCAATCCAAACTCTGGCCGCTTTGCGGGTGTCGAGCGGGCCGGCGAGCTCGCTACGACGGCCGCGAGCGCCGGCGCGCAGAACAACGCCCGCCAAATGGTCAGGGACAAGGGCCTCGCCCTGAAAGCGGACGTCGTCAACCTCGGCCGTGGCTTGCCCACTCAGAGCGCGCAGGCGGCCTCGCTTGGCCTGAGTGCCGGCGGCAGTGCAGTTGGCCTCAACCAGGGCACCAACGCGCAGTATCTTGCGTCCACCGACATCATGGGCTCGGGCTTCAAGGGTCAGATGGCCGGCTACCAAGGCCAGGGTCAGCTCCTGAACGCGCAGTATGGCAACCAGATCGCCGCATGGGATGCTGGGAACCGTGCGAAGGCGGCCAACGCTTCGGGTATCGGCTCGTTTATCGGTGGTATCGCGGGCCTGTTCGCCTCGGACGAGAACGCCAAGGAAGACAAGGCGGCCATCCCCGAGGGCGATGCACTGGACGCTGTCAACTCGATGCCGGTCGAGGAATGGACCTACAAGGAAGGTGTAGGCGACGGCGGCCGCCACGTGGGGCCGTATGCGCAGGACTTCCAGGAGGCCACGGGCAAAGGCGATGGCAAGACCATTGCCGTGCAGGACGCCCTCGGCATCACAATGAAGGCGGTGCAGGATCTCGACGGCAAGGTTGAAAAGATCGCCCAGGCTGTCGGCCTCGGCGGTGGCGAGGCGCGTCCGCCTGCGGCACGCCGCAAGAGCCAGCAGCCCACGGCCGCGCGCCCGACTTCGACCCCTGCTCAGCCCAAACCGACGCCGGCCGCAATGGCGCGTCACAAGAATGCGCCAGTTGGTCTCGGAGGTGCAGCATGAGCCTTGGTGTTGGCCTCGGTGCCTTCATGGACAGCTTCGAACGCGGCATGGCCGCGCGCGATCGCATCGACAACCGGAAGCGCGAAAACGAGAACCGCAAAGCGCTGGAAACCATTGAAACGGACACCAAGAAGGTGTTCGACGCCGAGGTAGCGGCAGGCAAGCAGGAAGAAAAGAACTACGACCAGTTCTGGAAGCAATATGCCTTGCCTCGCCGCAAGCAGGAGCTTCTGCGTCAAGGCGACGTCGCCGGAGCAAAGCAGCTGGAGGAGTGGGGGAACAGCGATGCCGCGTTGCGCGGCGGCCGCCTGTTTTCCTCCGCCATGCTGAAGGCGCAGACCGGCGACCCGGCTGGCGCGCTCGGCGACGTGATCAAGGCTGGGCAGGTGCAGGGCTACATCGACCACGGTTACGAGCTCGTCGGCCAGGATCAGCTCGTCGACAAGGATGGCAACCTGCTCGGCTTCCAGCTCACCGTGAAGGACGCCAAGGGCAAGGAACTCAAGCAGGACATCGCCATCAACGATATCCCGCGCATGATCTCCACGTTCGCCAACCCCGACGCTGCCTGGCAGAGCCAGATCGCAAAGAAGGCCGAGGACGCCAAGCAGGAGCAGGAACTCAAAACATACCGAGCGAAGAAGAAGATCGACAGCGAGGAAAAAGGTGCTGGCGATGGCGAGGACGCCTACCGCAAAGCGCATGAAGCCCGGATGAAAAACGATCTGGACTTCGCTGGCCTTAGCCAGGCCGAGCAGGACAAGGTTGTTCGTCAGGATCTCGACGCAGCAACCAGCTATGCGCGATCGCGCAATGGAGGCGGCTCGGCACAAGCGCCGGCGGCACCTAAGCGCGTGCTGGTGGATAAGAACACAGGCAAGGCAGTGTCTGTGCCTGCGCCCAACCCTGCTGCAGCGCCTGCGCCGTCGCCGGCGGCCAAGCAGCCGGTGGGTGTGGACGGTGTTCAGCGGGCTCCGCTTCCTGATGCCAACCCGTCTCACGGCCTTGCACCGTCACCCGCATCGGCGCCCGCACCGCGCCCCCGCGCACCCAGCAGACAGGAAGTCATCGCCGAGGCGGCAGACCATGTCGTCAAGGGTGGCAATCCCGAGCTCGTCGGGCAGCGCTTGATGCAGGCCGGCATTCCCCAGAACGAATGGCCCGATCAGCTGAAGCAGGCGATGGTCAAGCGTCAGCAGCAGCCGGGCTTTGGCCTCGGGCAATAGTTACAGCGGCTTGGAAAGTCGCTGGCGTAGCTCCTGCGCCAGGTCCTGGTTGACACGTGCGACACCAGGCTCGCCAACGGCCAGCGTCGCAATCGCGCTTTCAACCGTGTTGTGGGCCTGGTCAAGGATTGCCGCGTCATAGGGGTTCTTGGCTCCCGCCTGCAGGCGGCGCACCTCGGCATCGAGTGCGCGGTAGAGCTGCGAACCCTTCGCATACTGTGGATGCTGTTTGAGGAAGGCAGGCACTGTCACGTCAGCCCAAGCCTTCTTCGCCTCCTCGTCGACCTCGATGTGAAGCCCGTAGGCGACCAGCTCGTCGCGGCTGAACTCATACATCGACGTCGAGGGAGTGCGCAGAGCAGGCTGCATGACGTCGGTGCTGACGCCCATTGCAGTGACGTGGGCGTAAAGCTCGCCTGCAATGGTCTGGGCATTGGCTTGCGCCTTGTCGGCCGGTGCTTCGTCGGTACCTCCATAGAACTGGTGGACACCGAGGCGGCCGCCATCGTCTATCACTCGGTCAGCACCACCAATGAAGGCGAAAAAGCAGGACGATAGGCAACGCCCACTGGAAGGAAGGTATGTGGTGTAGCGATGTTCACGCACCGCGCGGCCTAGTTTCACGCTACCCCATAGGCTGCCACCGCCTGAATCGAGCACGAGCCACCCGCCCTCACCGTGTTCCTTGGCGATTGTCTCGAAGCGAGCGGCATCATCCGCCTCGACTGGTCCTGTCGCGTAGATCCACGAAACGCCATCCTGGCGCTGCACCTCGAATGTCATCGCGCCAGCCGGCGCGGTGGCGAGTGCTATGGCCGCGAGAGTGGTCTTTACCAGCAGCTTCATTTCATCCCCCATGCCGCCTTCAGAGCATAACGGTGCTCTGTGGACCCGGCAACATAGTCGCCAAGCCCCCTCGCCTGTCGAATCGCGAAGCACTATAGTCCCGTCAAACCATCGCGCAGGACGTGCGATCCCACCTTGTCTGAGGGATGCACGTTCATGCCGCCAATCGTCGTTGGTCTTGGTTCCGATTCCGAGTTCAAGCTGAATGATCCGATGGGGCTCTACTCTGGAGCCCCGGGCTTGATGCAGCCGGCTGCCAAGCCTGCCGACACGGCTTCCACGACCACGCCGCCGGCAGCCGATCGGCCGACGCCGACGACAGAAACCGGCGCTGATCGGTTGCCCGCCGGCATGCGGAACAACAACCCCGGCAACATCAAGTTTGCACAGGACGTGCAGTGGGAAGGCCTTGTTGGTCCGTCCGAAAACACGGATCAAGGCGACCCCCAGGCGGTGTTCGACAGCCCCGAAATGGGCATGCGCGCCGCCGTCAAGCTGGCGCGCAACAAGTACGATCGCGGACAGAAGACGGCCAACGATCTCATCGCAGGCGATGGGGGCTGGACGCCAGGCAATACTCAGGCGGCGGCCAATATCGCTGGGATGATGGGGGTCAGCCCCGACGAGGACCTGCAACTCGACAAGCCGGAACAAGCGCAGAAGTTTATGCGCGCGCTCGTCACCCAGGAACACGGTGGCGCGTCGTCAGCCTATGGCGACGACATGATCACCGGCGCAGTGGACAGGATTGCGAGCGAACGGTCGAGCGAACGTGTCGCTGGGAACCCCGACGCCAAAGGTCTCGCGCGCCTGGCACCGCCGGAACCCGTCATGCCCACCGGCGCCGGCGGCAATCTGCACTTCGTCCACAAGGGCCAGGACAAGCTGAACCCTGAATTTCAGTCGATCCTTTCAGATGTCTCCGGACTGATGGGGCGCGACTTCACCATCACCTCTGGCTATCGCGCGCCCACCCATCCTGTTGAAGCCGCTAAGGCCGGCGGTCCCGGCGAGCACTCGCGCCACAGCGCCTCCGACATTTCGATGAAAGGGATGAACGAGGAAGAGCGTATGCAGCTCGTGTCCTTGCTCAAGGACAAGGGCGTCAAGCGCTTCGGCATCTACAAGAACACCCCCGACATGCTGCACGTCGACATGAAGGATCAGACCGGCGATGGCTCGCCCTGGTTCATGTACGACCGGACCAATAAGCGCCTCGGCAAGGCGCCGGAATGGTTCCAGCGCATGGCCAGCGGCCACGAGCCCGAGCGGCCGGCAGCCAAGCGTGAAGACGGTCGCATCGTCGTCGCCGAGGATTTCAAGACCGTCGACCCAATGGGGCTTTATGCAGGGTCGGATAATCCGTTCTCCGCAGCCGCTGCTGCGCCGATCGAGCAGCAAGCAGCTCAAGTCGCACCGGCCGATACGGGCGACGCCGCCGAGGCGGCATGGAAGGAGCTCGAGGCGAAAGAGCCCGGGCGCTACCAGATCGTTGATGAAGGCAACCTTGAGCAGTGGCAGCAGCAGTGGCAGGCCGATCAGCCTGGCATGGTCGAGGATATGGCGCGCATCGGCGGCGGCGGCGTCATCAAGGGCGCTGGACACATCGTGCGCGGCGTCGGCGCGCTGGCCAACCTGGTCGGCGGCAATTGGGTTGAGCATGTCATCAATCCCATTTTCGGTACCGACTTCCAGCCCGGCAACCCACTGAACGTGCCGGCCGATTGGATTGCCAAGTACGGCGAAGGCGTGCAGCAAGGCATGTCAGCCGCGACCCGTGAAGCGTTTGAGCAGTCGCAACCGGGCGGCGACTTGTTTTCGCCCTCGACCTGGACGCTGGGCGAAAACCCGAGCTTGGTCGGATACACCGCGCTCGGCCTCGATGTGCTTGGCTCGATGGCGCCGGTGCTGGCGGCTGCTGTCGTGGCGGGCCCGGCCGGCGGCGCACTAGTCGGCGGCCTGCAGGGCGGTGGTGCGGCCGATCAATCCGCCCGCGATATCGTAGACGCCATGGCTGCCGAGCCCGGCAAGCTTGAGAAGGAATCGGCCTACTATCGCGAGCAGATCGCCGCAGGCCGCACGCCAGAGCAAGCCTTGGATGCAACCAAGGAAGCAGCGGCGAAGATGGCCTTCATCTACACCGCGCCCGTATCGGCATTCGGCGGCGCAGCGACTGGCAAGTTGGTTGATCCCGGTACCGCAGTTCTCGCCGGGAAGAACATCGCCGCCCGCATTAGCGGCCGCGCGGCGCTTTCGGGCCTTGAAGAGGGCGCGCAGGAGGCGGCCGAGACAATCGCTACCCGTTCCGGCGTGAATTCCGGCGCTGGTACCGACGTCTCTGTCACCGAAGGCACCTTTGGGGATTTCGTGCTCGGCGCGCTGGGTGGCGGCGTGCCAGGCGCGGCCGCCGGCGCAGCTTCCAAGCGTGCTGATGCTCCCGCACCCGTCGACGCCGGCGAACTGAATGCCGCCGAGCCCGTTCCTCAACCGAAGAAGGGGCCGTTGGCGAACGCGCTGGAGCATGGTGAGCGTCAGGCGGCCGCGCGCGTAAGGTTCACGATCAATGACCCCGCTGTCGGCGACATGGGCGCCGGCGAACTGCACGGCCAGTCGGCGCAAATGGCGCCAGACCAGAATGGCGTGCCAGCTGGCATGCGCCGTGTTGTTCTGGGGGACGGCTCCCAACGCGTAATCGGCGAGCAGCTTCTCGCGCAGCAACCGCAACAGGCGGCGCCATCCACCGCAGCTTCCCAGAAGGCAGCCGCGATACCCGAAGGCGCGTTCGAGATTGGCGCGACTGTCCGTGTCGACGCCGAGGGCATCGACCCCTTCATGGGCCGCATTGACGGATACGATGGAAACGAAGCCATCCTGTTCGACGCCGCCAGCGGTGAGGTCTATCAGGTCCCGATCGGCAACCTGACCCAGATTGCCGACGCGCCCGCGCGATCGGCGCCGGCGGCGCCGTCGGTGATCACCCGTGGCATGCGCGACCGTCTCGGTCAGCTTGGCTATGACAACCAGGCCATCCGCGAGATGGGGCCGGAAACCGCTGCCAACGTCATCCGGTCGGCCGACAATCCGGTCGAGATCGACCCCAACGACCCAGCCCTTGAGCCGGCCGACGCAACCGTCGAGAGGGTCAATTCGGAGCTCCCGCCGGCGGACCAACAGAAGCCGATCCTTGAGCGCTTCCTTGGTGCACCGAAGCCTGGCAACCGCATCATCGTCGATGCGCCCGGGATCGAGCGCTTTGCCGCCCGCATCGAGAGTTACGAGGAAGGTGCGACTGAGGCGCTAGTCGTCAACGACGACGGCCAGGCCCTGCAGGTATCGCTCGATCACCTCTTCGTCAGCAATCAGTCGAAAAAGCAGGTTGAAGCCGAGGACCTTCGGCGCAACCCGCCTGTGGAGCGTGACCCGGTATCGCTGGAAGGCACTGCCCGGCGCGTCGGCAAGCACACCGTCGACATGCCCGATGATCGCCACGCCCGCCTATACGACCTGGGCAAGGCGCGCATGGAATCGAAGCGGCTTCTTGGCACGTCGCAGTTGGATCTCGATCGAGCGCGCGAACCCGAACAGCGCGCCCTTGCTGACCAGTTCGGTGTCACGCCTGAGGCGCTCGGCCAGATGGCTGATGACTATCGCTATCGCGTCGAGCGCGCTGGTAAGGAGGCTCGCTCCGACCTTCCCGTGAAGATGCATGCGGTCAACCCGAAACGCCTCAAGCAGTGGCAGGGTGAACGCAGCAAGGGCGATGGTGGCCCGGCCAATGATCTGTTCGCCGCGGCGGCCGACGGCGTCGTCGCTATGGACGCACCACCGGCCGCATCAACGACAGATGAAGGCCCGGAGTGGTGGGACACCACTCTCGATGCTGATGCGCGCAAGGCTGCTCTGGCAGCTGCCGGCGTCAAGCGTTCTGAGAAGACGCGCTGGGCGGACTTCCCGGCCAACATCCGCAAGAAGATCAGCGATGCTCGGATTGCGGCCGCCGCATCCGTGGTCGACACCGCCGCGCAGAACGCGGCCACGTCTCCGACAAATGACCGGCCCGAGCCCACGGCAGCGCAGAAGGAAGCCGGCAACTATGCCAAGGGTCACGCGCGCGTCGGCGGCCTGAACGTCTCGATCGAGAACCCGGCAGGCTCGGAGCGCTCTGGCAGCGACGCCGACGGCAAACCCTGGTCGATCACCATGAAAAGCCACTACGGCTACTTCAAGGGGACTGTCGGCCGCGACAAAGATCACATCGACACCTTCATCAAGCCGGGCGTCGCTGCGGAGCTCGGCGACGATGCGCCCGTGTTCGTTGTCGATCAGCAGCAGAAAAGCGGCCGGTTCGACGAGCACAAAGTGATGCTCGGCTTCGAAACGGTCGATGAGGCGCGCAACGCCTACATGGAGAACTACACGCCTGGCTGGACCGGCCTGCGCGACATCACCCCCACCACCCTCGGCGCATTCAAGGGCTGGCTTGCCGACGGCGACACCCGTGCGCCGTTCGCGCGCCGCGATGGACGTGTTGCACCGACGGTAGAACCGTCATCGCCCGAGCCTACCCGCGAACAGACGCTGGCGTCTGCAGCGCGCGCGGTCATCGAGGTTGGCGGTCACGGCGACCGCTTCGCCAAGCTCGTAAGGGCCGATGCCACGAATGGGGAGCTGCTGGCGGCATTCGGGGCGACCGCCGGCGCGGCCGTTGCTGGGGCCAGTTTCGATCGGGTGATGGCCACGGCTCGCGGGAAGGCGCTGCATGTGACCATGCCCGGTACCAATGGCGCGGCCCTAAAGCCTGTCGTGAAGGGCAAGGCGCTCGCCGATGCCATCCGTATGGCCTTTTCCGCACCCGGTGCAACCGGTGAGGCCGCGCCGCCGGCGGTGCTCTACCATGGCACCGATCAGGACTTCGATCGCTTCGAGCGCTCGGATGATATCGGTTTTCATTTCGGCAGCGCCGAGACGGCACGGGCGCGCCTGGATCAGGTCGGGGCCGCGCCGCGCATCGTTGTCGGCGCCCGCGTCGACATTCGCAAGCCGTTGCGCCTGCCTGATCTTGGCACTTGGTCGCCTGCGAATGTGGTAGCGGCGCTCAAGGATGCTGGTGTGCTGGACGCGGCAGAAGCGACGGCGGCCGAGAACGAGGTCATTGACCGTGAATGGGCGGCCAAGAAGCTTGCGGCAAAGGGCTATGACGGCATCGTCTATGCCAACAGCACCGAGCAGGGCGGCGACAGCTACATCGCCTTGTCTCCGGACCAGGTGAACATCCTCGAGAGGAAGAGGGAGCGCGAGCAGGCGCCCTCACCGCTCCCGAACGCGACCGCGCCTGAGCACACGCAACTTGGCGTCGATGACCGCGAGCTCGGCCAGATCGTCAAGGAGTTCAAGGACGTCCAGGCAGACATGATGCAGGGCGACCACCCTGTGTCGAACATCTTCCAGCAGCCGGCGAAGGGCGATGTTGTGCGCCTCGCCAAGAAGGCCGGCGTGACCGAGCGGTCAACCAACGGCAAGCGGGTTTATCATCGCGAACTCGGCTGGATGACACCAGCCGAGGCAAAGGCCAAGATTGCCAATTGGAAGGCGCATGCCCAGGCTCAGGGGAAAGATCCTGCCATTCGGGGCGCAAACAGCCAGAAAGTTGTGCTGTCGCTGTTCGACCTTTCTGGCGAATGGTCCAAGCCCTGGGAAGAAGCAGGCTATCAGGTCTTCCGCTTCGACATTCAGGACGATCCGACCGTTGGCGACGTCAACAACTTCTCGACAGAGTTCTTCGGCGATTGGTTTGGCGATTTCGATGGCATGGACATCTATGCCGTGCTCGCCGCGTGCCCCTGCACAGACTTCGCGTCTTCAGGTGCCCTACATTTCGCGGCCAAGGACGCCGACGGCCGTACTGTCGCCAGCGTCAAGCTTGTGCATCAGACCCTGCGCGTCATCGAGTATTTCAAGCCGGCCGTTTGGGCACTCGAAAATCCCGTCGGCCGGATCGCGGAGCTCGGCGGGCTGCCCAACTGGCGCTTGGCGTTCGACCCCTTCCACCTGGGCGACACCTACACCAAGAAGACGCTGATTTGGGGACGCTTCAACGCGGATCTCCCGATTGCGCCGGTGGAGCCGACCGAAGGCTCCAAGATGCACAGCCAGTATGGCGGAAAGTCGCTGGCCACGAAGAATGCCCGCAGCGAAACGCCAGAAGGGTTCTCCTATGGCTTCTTCATGGCCAACAATGCGCATGACCATGCCGCTATGGCCGTTTCCAACAAGTTCGACCGTCTCGACAAGGAACTGATCGGCCGCGCCATCGATGCGGGTGTCACACCGGCTCAGATCACCACGGCTGTCGAAGATCCCTACTATATCGATCTCGATGATGACGCGGCCAACGATGCCATCCGTGGGCTGCTGCCGGCAAATTCAAAGCCCGGCAAGGTGATCGAGAAGGCCAAGGGACCTCGAGTCGCCGAAAAGATCGATCAGCTGTTCGCGGAGAACAAGCTGTTCACAGCCGACAAGGTGGAAGCAGCCCGCGCCCGCCTCAAGGCGAAGATGAACCAGGCGAACTCGGGTATCGACCCCGAGGTGCTCATCGACGGCATGACCATCGCAGGCGCCTACATCGAGGCTGGGGTCCGAAAGTTCGGCGATTTCGCCAAGCACATGGTCGACGACTTCGGAACAGGTGTCCGGCCGTACCTGCTGTCGTTCTGGGAGGGCGCACGCCATTACCCTGGGCTCGACACCACCGGCATGACCTCGTCCGAGGATTCGGCGCGCGAACACGCCGAAGGGATGGCCGCCGGCAAAGATGCTGATAAGATGAACGAAGGCGCTGTAAAGCGCCCTGTAGCTGCGGAGGCGTCGTCCGATGGACGAGAACAAGTTGAGCAAGGCGTTCCTGAAGCAGGTCGAGCTGGACTATCGCGCGATGGTTCGGGACGAGAGCCGGCTGCACAACAAGGCGCTACATCAGCAGATACTGGCAACGTGGCAGCGCGAAAGCCCCGAGATGTGGGCGCGCCTGCAGAAGCTGAACCTGACGGACAGGCTAGCTTTCGTTTCGCAGCAGAGGATGTGGGATCGGCAGGACGAGCTGATGCGCTCGGGGATGCCGGTGACGGACGCCCGCGAGATGGCGGAACGCGAGCACCTGATGCTCGAACCCGAGGCGACCGACAGCGCAAGCAGCGTGTGGCAGGAGCTCGACCAGGTGCTGGCGGAGAGCCGGCGGATGGTGGCCGAGCACCGGCAAGCCCGCCTGAACTAACCAAGGCACCTGACACCGTCAGCCCGGCTAACGCCGGCCCGGGCGACTTCGTCATCGATGACCCGCTGCGCGTCGTCGGCGGCGGCCAGGTAGCGCGCTTCAACAAAAACAAGGCTGCGATCGAGCTCCGCAACGAGCTCGTTGACGCTGGCCGCAAGCCGACGCGCGAGGAACAGGAAGTGCTCGCCGGCTACACCGGCTGGGGTAGCTTCGGTCAGGAACTGTTTCAGGGCTCATGGGACCGTTCGCGCCCGAAGGAAGGCTGGGAAGCGCGCGACCAATGGCTCCGTGACAATCTGGGCAAGGATGAGTGGGAGGGCATGCAGCGCTCCATCATCAATGCCCACTATACCGATCCACCGACCGTGCTCGCCATGTGGGACATGGTGCGCCGGATGGGCTTCACCGGCGGCCGCGTGCTTGAACCGTCGATAGGCATTGGCAATTTCTTCGGAATGATGCCGGCCGACATGGCGGCGCGCAGCCACCGCGCCGGCATCGAGCTCGACCCTGTGACGGGGTCTATGGCCCAGATGCTGTATCCCTCGGCCAGCATCCAGATCAAAGGTTTCGAGCAGTCGCAGACGCCGGATGGCTTCTATGACCTGGTCATCGGCAATTGGCCGTTTGCCGACTTTTCGCCGGCCGATCGGCGCTACAACCGCCTGTCACCGCTCCTGCATGATTACTTCTTCCTGAAGGCGATCGACCAGGTGCGGCCCGGCGGTCTGGTGGTCGGCATCACTACCAAGGGCACCATGGACAAGCAGGCGCCCGCCATCCGCATGGAGATGGCCAAGAAGGCCGAGCTCGTCGCCGCCTTCCGGCTTCCTACGGGTGCTTTCGAGGAATATGCGGGCACGAAGGTCGTGACCGACATCCTCATCCTGCGCAAGCGCGCCGAGCCGCTTGGCGTCGTCGCCAAGGAAGGGTGGATCACCGCGAAGCCGCACGCGACCCGATCGGGCACCGACGTCGTGGTGAACGAGTATTTCCATGCCAATCCTCACCACGTCATCGGGGAGATCGACTACGGCTCAGGCACGACATCGTTCCGGCCAGGCCTCGTGGTACATCGCCCGGCCGACATGATGGCCGAGCTCCGCCGCGTCGTGGAAATGGTTCCTGAGCGCGCCTACTCGGGCGGCGAGCAGGCCAAGCAGCTGGCTTACGTCGCCAACCACACCTCCGATCGCACCAACTCGCTGACCAAGACCAAGGATGGTCTGTTCGTCGTGCAGGGCGAGTTCCTTGCCCCTGCCAACGACGTCATGAAGTACCGCCTGGCAAGCGCTGATGCGACGGCCAAGCGCGAGGCACAGCTGTCGGCCCTGGTCGACATGCGCAAGCTCTATGGTTCGTTGATCGACGCAGAGCGCGCTGGTGACGCCAACAGCGATCGTAAGGCGCTGCGCAAGGCCTACGAGGCGTTCAAGCAGGATCACGGCAGCCTGTCGGAAAGCTTCGGCCTCACCTACCTGCGCAAGATCGATGACCCGTTCTATCCTGCCCTCGCGGCGTTGGAATCGCGGGTAGAGACCAAGGGCAAGGTCACCTTCCGGCCTGCAGCAATCCTGACGGAAAGCACGATGCGCGGCGTCAAGCGCATGGAGAACCCCTCCGTCGCCGACGCCTTCGTGCTCGCCCGCAACGAGGCAGTTAGTCCCACGGCCGATCGGATCGCCGAACTGGCGAAGGTTACCGTCGCCGAGGCAAAGTCGTCACTGATCGACGCCGGCGCCGCGTTCGAGACGCCGGCGGGAGCATTCGTTCCGGCTGACAGCTACCTTTCCGGCAACGTGCGGGAAAAGCTGCGGCAAGCCCGTGCCGCGTTGGCCGATGGCAACCAGGCCATGCAGCGCAACGTCACGGCGCTGGAAGCGGCCGTGCCGGCGGACATCCCCTACTACAAGATCGAGACCCAATTCGGCGCGACGTGGGTAACCCCTGCGGCCTATGCCGACTATGTGGCGCACATGCTGGGGCTCGATAGCTCAGCGGCGATCAAGGTCGCGTTTCAGGCAGGCGCTTGGTCGATCGAGTTCCCGTCCGAGTTCAACCACCGGCCGGAAGCCAATGCCGGTTTCGGCACGACGGAGGTTAAGTTCAAGCGACTGGTCCGCGCGGCGATCGCCAACCAGACCATCAACGTCAAGCGCAAGGATTCCGACGGCAACGAGTATGTCGATCGAGCGGCCACCGCCGAAGCGAATGGTCGCATCGCCGAGATCCGGCTCAAGTTTGCCGAATGGCTCTGGAGCGACCCGGAGCGGCGCACCGACCTGGAGCGCGAGTACAACGAGACGCGCAACTCCTATGCCACGCCGAAGTTCGACGGTTCGTTCCTTGGCTTCCAGGGCATGGCACTGTCGCTCGGCCGCGGGCCTTTCAATCTGCGCGAACACCAGGTCAACGCAATCTGGCGTGCGCTGGTCACCCGCAAGAGCCTCAATGCACATGAGGTCGGTACCGGCAAGACCTTCACGATGGGCGGCATCGCCGTCGAGAGCCGGCGTTATGGCATCGCCAAGAAGCCGATGCTGTTCGCGCACAACGCCAACTCCAAGTCGGTCGCCGACGAGATCCAGCAGATGTATCCGTCTGCCAAGGTCCTCTACGTCGACAACCTGTCCAAGGAGAACATCAAGGTCCGCATGATGCAGATCGCCAACGACGATTGGGACGCCGTTGTTCTGCCTCACTCGCTGATCGACCGCATCGGTTTCCGCGAGGAAACGCTGATGGACATGGCCCAGCAGGACCTCGCCGACCTGGAAGCCGCAGCGCGTGAGGCGGCCGAAGAGGATGGCGTCGAGATCAAGGACGCGATGCTGGATGACCCCGAGGAGGCTAAAAAGCTCCGTTCGGTCACCGCCAAGCAGTTGGTGAAGCAGCGCTTCCGCATCGTCGAGACGATCAAGAAGCTGGCCCAGCAGTCCAGCCGCGCCGACTCGATCTCGTTCGAGGATCTCGGTGTCGACATGGTGCTTGTCGACGAGGCCCATGAGTTCAAGAAACCGCCGATGGCGACGAAGATGTCGATGAAGGGCCTGCAGACGCAGGTCTCCAACCGCTCCGTCGCCATGGCGTTCATCACCCGCTACACCCGCGCCATGAATGGTGGCGGCAACGTCCATCTGTTCACGGGCACCCCCATCACGAACACCATGACCGAGGTGTTCCACATGATGCGGTACATGATGCTCGAGGAGATGGAGAGCGTGTCGCTGGCCGATTGGGACGGCTGGTTCGGCTCCTTCGCCCGCGAGGTCGAAGACGTCGAGTTGAGCTCGACCAACGAGTACGAGACCGTCGTCCGCCTGCAGGCATTCATCAACGTTCCCGAGCTGCGCCGGATGATCGGCCAGTACATGGACGTGGTGTTCGCCGATGACATGCCGGAGATGCAGCCGCGCCGCATCAACGGCAAAACCCTCTCCGACCCGTCGCTTACCGAGGCCGAGCGCGCAGAGCTGCTGCACGGCCGCACCGAGAACGCAGCCGACCGCCCGTACAAGCGCGTCGTCAACATGTCCGCCGACATGTCGGCCGAACAGACGGCCGTTTTCGAGCGCGTGCAGTTGCTCGCCAAGAAATGGCGCAACATGGGGAAGAAGGAGCGCAAGGACGCGATGGCGGCCGGCGCGCCAGAGGTCCCGATCATCCATGACCAGATCGCGGAGAAGGCGTCCTTCGACGTCCGTCTTGTCAACGCGATCGAGAATGCCGGTCTTGAAGGCACGCGCGAGATGGAGCCTCATCCATCGAGCAAGCCGGCACGTGTGGTTGCCAGGCTGATCGATATCTACCGCTCCCACCCGCAGGCCAACCAGGTCGTGTTCATGGAACAGGGCATGGCAAAGAGCGTCACGCGCTCGGAAGGGCCGGCCGGGGAGAAACGCCCCGTCAGCTACAAGGCATTCTCGACCCTGGCCGACATGGTCGAGCGCCTGGTTCAGGCGGGCATCCCGCGCGACCAGATTGCTACCGTCACCGGCGCCACATCCAAGGACAAGCGAAAGGAAATCGCCGATGCGATGAACCGTGGCGACATCCGCATCGTGTTCGGCTCCACCGATTCGCTGGGCGTCGGCGTCAACATGCAGCGGAACCTCCGCGCCATGCACCACATGGACGCCCCGTGGATGCCCGGAGAGCTCGAACAGCGCAATGGACGCGGCCATCGCCAGGGCAACCAGTGGAACACCGTTGACGAGTACCGTTACCTGACCGATCGGCTCGACGGCCGCCGTTGGCAGGTACTGGCCATCAAGCAGCGCTTCATCACCGACTTCATGAAGTCGAAGGGCGACGTCCGTGTCATCGAAGGCGACGCCGCCAGCGACGAGCAGAGCGACATCATCAGCACCTTCGCGGACGCCGCCGGTGATCCTCGCGTGCTGCTGCGCGAGAAGTACAAAAAGAAGCTGGAGCAGCTGCAGAGCCGCGAGCGGATCCACACGCAGGGCAAGGCCGACGCAAGCCGGCAGGCGCGTCGCACATCGGAGGGCATCGCCGACAACGAGAAGCGTCTTGCCAAGCTCCGAGACGGTGGAGTGGTGGCAAAGGCCACCGCTCTGCTTGACCAGCAGCGGGGCGAGACGTTCCGCGCGACGATTTTCGGCAAGGAGTTCGACACCTTTGCCGACGCCAGCGCTTACCTCAAGGAGGAGCTGCCGCAGCAGATGCGCATGGGGCAGAACCGCGCCATCGGCCGCTATGGCGGCTACGTGCTGAACGGTGGCTGGGATTTCAAAGACCCGTTCGTCTCCCTGTCGATCGAAGGCGAGACATTCGAGAGCCGTGGCCCGAGCTTGGCGAGCCTCGCCGGCAACATCCGTAAGGTTCTCACCGCCGAGCAGGACCTGGTGTCGGACATCGAGCGGGATCGCGGCACTGTCGAGCGCATGCGTGTGGCGGCCGGTGAACCCTTCCATCTGGCAGACCAGCTGACGTCCGTCGAAAGGCAACTCGCTGACCTTGAGGCAGATATCGAGGCCAACCCGGTTGCACCGCCCTACTGGCTCCGCAGCGGTGCTCCGGTGGAAACCCCGATCCAGTGGAAGGGCAAGCCCTTCATCGTGACCGGGCATCGGTGGACCGACGACGGCTGGTATGTGCTCGCCGATGACGACGCCGGCACTGTTGCCATCCCCTATACCGAAGCCCGCGATGCCCAGGGCATGGAAGTCTATGAACAGCGGCTGTTCACGGCGCCGAAGCTGGCCACAAAGTCGGACGGCGCCGACGGCGCGCGTGAATATTCCATCGCATCTGGTGCGCGCCGGCAAAGCGGCCTGCCATCGAAGAACTTCAAGGTCCTGTCGATCTTCCCGGCCGATGATGCGATCAAGGCACATCGCGACTACAAGGCGGCCAAGGGCGGTGATCGAAGCGCTGCGGTTCGGCTGGTCTCCGACCTCATCGACGGGGATGCCTTTGACCGGTTCGCGGCGGCGTTCGGCAGCGACGTCATTTTTGTCGCTCCGCATGCCGTCGAGGCATCGGGCAAGAACGCCATCCCTCATGCGTTTGCACACTTCCTTGCGGCCGCGACGGGCGCAGAAGCCGACCAGCGCATCCTTCAAGTCAATCGCGCGTTCCATACTGGAGCACGGCCGATGGACCGCCTGCTTGGCCGACCCCGCTTCGGCGGGCCGGTCCTGCGGGGCAGAAAGTATGTCCTTGTCGACGACGTGACCGTCATGGGCGGCACGCTGGCCGAGCTTTCCGACCACATCATCGCGAACGGCGGCGAAGTGGTGGGGGCTGCAACTCTTGTAAACGCCAGCCGCTCCGGTATAAGGACCGCACCGAAGCAGCATGTCCGACTGATGGAGGAGCGCTATGGTAACACCATCCGAGAAGAACTCCACGTCGAGCCAGCAGCCCTCACCGGCGACGAAGCCCTTGTTGTCCTCGGCAGCCGAGATGCTGACGCCCTCCGAGATCGAATTGCTGCGGCAAGACAAGATCGAGAGCGGCGACTTCTACAAAAAGGCCTTCGAGCACCTTCGCCCGAAGGTGAAGAAAGCCAGTTAGCACCGGCAGGCTGGAGCGACGTCGAAGGCGGCGCCTCCAATGGCGGTCTCACGGACACTGATCTTTCCGAAATCACCGGCATTATCCGTAAGGTTTCCGGACTTACCTCCGTCCAGTGGCGCAAGCGCATCGACTTGCCGAATGGGGCGCCTGGCTGGGGGACTAATACCCCCACCACCGCAGCTGGCTACTATTCGCCGGCTGAAGACGCCATCACGCTGGCGCTAGACAGCGCAACCCCTCGCTCGGCCTACCACGAAGCCTTCCACCGACTGCAGCGCTTCTTCCTCACCGAGCAAGAGCGCAGTGTGCTCAATGCTGAGATCGGCCGACTGCGTCGCATCGTCTCGATGTCATCTGGGCGTGAAGGTCAAGCAGCCGACATGTCGACTAAGGAAGTCGAGGCCGAGGCATTCGCAATCTATGCTGGGAGCGATGGTAAGCCCGCCGGCGGCACGCCGCACAGGGTATTGCGTGCAGCCTGGGACCGCATCGCAGCGGCAATCAGGCGAGTTCGCAACTTCATTGCCGGTCGTGGGTACCAGACGGCAGAGGACGTGTTCAACAGGGCACGCCGCGGCGAGACCGCTTCCAGGCAACCTGGGCGGCCCCGCACGCTTTCGAAATTCGGCAAAGAGTTTCAGGTCGCTTGGCATGGCACTCGCCACCTGTTCCGTCGGTTCTCGATGGACGCGATCAATTCCGGCGAAGGCAACCAAACGTTCGGTTGGGGGCTATACTTTGCTGGCGATAAGGCGGTCGCTGAAACCTACCAGAAGGCCCATGCCACGTACGGCGGGTTCCTCTACAACGTCGACATCCCCGACGATGGCGAACTGTTAACATGGGATGCCCTGCTGCGGCGGCAGCCCAAGGCACAGCGAGCGAAGCTCGACGCCCTCGGCATCGACTACGACCAGGTGGCGACGGACATGTTCGATGGCAAAGCCAGCGATCTGACCTTCCGTGACGTCTATCAGTGGATGTCTGGTGAGCAGGAGGGCGGGTTCGGCTCCGACAAGGCGGCCTCCGAGGCTCTTCGCGGTGCAGGCATTCCGGGCCACCGCTATCTCGATGGCGATTCCCGTGATGCCGGCGCCGGCACGTACAACTACGTCATCTATGACGAAAGCCGCGTCTCGGTCCTCGACATGTCCGAAGCGATGCCGCCGGAATATCTCGAAAACAGCGATGGCTTTGATGATGAGTTCGAATACTCGATAGCTGCCGATCGTAACGATCGCACCATCAGCCCGAAGCGCATCGTCGACGAGTTGCGGGGCAAGCTGACCGACTTCAAGCCATCGTTGCTGTCGGCGATTCCGCTGAACTATTTCACGGACCTCGCCCGCCCGAACATGGACGCGGTACCGGAATACCTCCGCGTCAAACGGCTGATGGACGCCTATCGCGGCAAGAAGCATGCGGCAATGGACACTGTCGCACAGGATTGGCTCAAGTTCGTGCGCCTCGGAAAGGACAAGGCAAAAGCCTTGGCCGATCTGATGCATGACGCCACCCTTGCCGGCGTCGATCCGTCGAAAACCGAAGGCGAGCACACCAGGCAGCCGGAGTATCCGGGGCTGCGGAGGCGGTTCCAGGAGCTCGCACCGGCGGGTCGCGCACTCTTTGGCAAAGTTCGCGACGCCTACAAGCAGCAGGCGGCCGAGCTCGACGAGATCCTGCTCGACAACGTGCGCAAGGCGCAGGAAATCGCGCAGCGCCGCGCAGAAGAGCGGTACCGCAAGGAGGTCGACCGGATCAGCTCGGCGCCGAAGCTTTCGAAGGAAGCTCGCAAGGACGCCCTGGACGAGGCGGAACGCGCCTACAAGGCCGAGCGCATGCGGGCGCAGTGGTCGGCGAAGGCCCGCATGACCAAGATGCGCATCGCATTCGAATCGAGCCGCGTCGAAGAGCCGTACTTCCCTCTGGCGCGCTTCGGCCGGTACTTCGTCACTGTCCGGGACATCGACGGCACAGTGCTGTCTTTCACCAGGCGAGAGGGTGCGGCCGATCGCGACCGCTTGGCTGTCGAAATGCGAAAGGCCTTCCCGACTGCCAAAGTCGAGACGGGCGTCATGGAAAGCTCCGGCGAATTGCGGAATGCCATGGACCCGCGCATGGTCGCCGAGATCGAGGAGCTTCTTGGCGGCGCCAATGTTGATGCGACCGTCATGGACCAGATTTGGCAGCGCTATCTCGAAAGCATGCCTGACCTGTCGGCGCGCAAGCGCTTCATCCATCGCAAGGGCACGGCCGGCTTCGATGCCGACGCGCTGCGCGCCTTCTCGTCCCACATGTTCCACGCCGCCCACCAGATGGGCCGGCTGAAATATGGGCTCGAGCTGCAGGAGCTCTCGAACAAGGCCGCCGATCAAGCAAAGAACTCCGACGACACCACCGCCGGCATGACACTGGCGAACGAACTGCGCCGGCGCCACGAGTGGGTTATGAACCCGACGGGTGGCAAGGTGGCGCAGACGATGACCTCGGCTGCGTTCGTCTGGTACCTCGCGACGTCGCCGGCGTCGGCGCTGCTCAACATGACCCAGACGCCTATGATGGGCATTCCGATCCTCGGCGCCCGCTTCGGCGGCGTTGCCAAAGCGGCAACAGCCATGCTCAAGGCGTCGCGCGATTCGGTTGTCGGACGAGGTTCTGTCGCGCGTGCGAACCTCTCCAATGACGAACAGGCTGCGCTGGAGGCGTTCTACGAGAGCGGACTTATCGATCGCACACAGTCGCACGACATCGCCGGCGTTGGCGAAACGGGCGTCGAATACTCGCCGCTGCGGGCCCGGGTGATGGCAGTGATGTCGTGGGCGTTCCACCGCGCCGAGGTTTGGAACCGCGAGGTGACGGCTCTGGCGGCCTACCGCATGGCGCGGGAGGCGGGCCAGAACGTCACCGATGCCATTGATACTGCCCATGACCTCACATGGAAGACGCACTTCGACTATGCGAACTCGTCGCGGCCACGGTTGATGCAGAACGACTTCGCCAAGGTCGCCTTGGTGTTCAGGTCGCACAACATCAACATGCTCTATCGTGTCGGTCGGGACATCCAGCAGTCGTTCAAGGGCGAGAGCCCGCAAGCCAGGAAGGAAGCGCGCTACCAGCTCGCCGGCGTCGTCGGCATGCAGGTGCTCATGTCTGGCGTGAAGGGCGTCATCGCCTTCAATCTCGCCATGGCTGTGCTGGGCGCGATCTTCGGTGACGATGATGACCCGATGGACTTCGAAATGAAGTTCCGCGCGGCAGCGCTCGACATCCTCGGGCCGGAGCTCGGCGGCGTCGTGCTCAACGGCGTGCCCGGGCACTATCTCGGCGTCGACCTCAGTAGCCGCATCGGCATGCCAGACCTGTGGTTCCGTTCCCCTACCCGCGACCTACAGGGCAAGGAAGAGTTCGACTATTGGGTCATGAACTCGCTGGGTGCGTCGGTCAGCATGCTCGGTGATGCCTGGCGCGGCATCTCGCTCATCAACGATGGGCAGACGGCGCGCGGCGTGGAGGTCCTGACGCCAAAGTTCGCACGGGATCTGATGAAGGCCTACCGCTACATGGACGAAGGGCTGGTGAACTTGCGCGGCGACCAGATCATGGCACCCGAGCACATCGATGCATGGGACGTCATCGCGCAGGCCTCCGGCTTTACGCCTGCCAGCGTTGCCGAGACCTACGACCGCAACAGCGCACTCATCAACGCGGAAGCGCGGCTGAACAAGCGGAGGCAAAAGCTCATCAACGCCTTTGCCCTTGCTGCGAAGCTGGGTGACGCTGACGGCCGCCGCGATGCGATGGACGCAATCAAGCGGTTCAACCGAGATCCGCTCACCAAGAGCATGGCGATCGGCGCCGACACCTTGCAACGGTCGCTGGCAGTGCGCGAGCGCAATGCCCGCAAGCGGGAAGACGGTGTTCTGATCGAAAACGAGCGTCTTGGCCGCGACCTACGGGCCAAGCTGCCCGAGCCGATTTACCGTTGATCAAGCTTCGGCGCTGGCAATCATCTGCCGGCGCCGGGCTTTCACCCCCAAAGCGATTCTGGTAACACTCCGAGCGAAGCGCAGGACGTGCTGGCACAGGAGCCCGCACCATGTCCGCCTTCAGCCAGCCTGTCATTGATGCCATCACGAATGCTGCGACTTCTGCAGGGTTCGAGCCGGCTGCCGTGCTCGCGCTCGCCGCCGTCGAAAGCAATGGCGTCCCTTTTGCGACCGTGAACGGCCGGAATGAGCCGCTGATCCGCTTCGAAGGTCACTATTTCGACAGGCGCTTGAGCGGCGCAGCGCGGGAAAAGGCTCGGGCCGCAGGCCTCGCCTCGCCCACCGCCGGCGCGATCGCAAACCCGAGTAGCCAGGCGGCGCGGTGGACGATGCTGCATCGTGCGATCGAGATTGATGCCAAGGCAGCTCTCGAAAGCTGCTCATGGGGTTGCGGTCAGGTCATGGGCGCCCATTGGGAATGGCTCGGCTTCGCCTCCGTGACCGAGATGGTCAACACCTGTCGGGCGTCGATCGACGGCCAAGTGTCGGTCATGCTGCGCTATGTCGACAAGGCTGGGCTCAAGGGTGCGATGCGCGCCCATGATTGGGACACGGTTGGTCGCGGCTACAACGGACCCGGCTACAAGAAGAACTCCTACGATACCAAGCTCGCGAACCGGTACGCCGTCTTCAAGCGCGGCGCACCGGCCGCGCCGGTTGCTGATGCGCGCGTGGCGCGCCTGCAGGAGCTCCTGAAGGCGAGCGGCTTTCCTGTCGACGTCGATGGCGTGCGCGGCCCGAAGACCGACGCCGCCCTCATGCAATTCCAGAAGTCCCGCGGCCTGGTGGTTGACGGCGTCGCCGGCTCCGCGACCTGGGCGGCGCTGGAAAAGACAACTCCCGCCGCAGTGCCCGCGCCGGCGAAGCCCGGGCTGTTCGCCCGCATCCTGTCCTTCTTCTCCTGAAAGGTAGACCCATGGCACAGAAGCAGTCATTTCTCGGCGGATTGATCGCCGGCAAGGTCATCGAGATCGTCGTCGGCAAAGCGCTCGATCGCGTGGCTTCGAACCCCCGTATCTCGCTTGAGCCGAAGGATGTGGGCGCGGTCCGCGAGATCGTGACCAAGAGCGTCAACGACGAGCTGGCGCAGCGCGAGATCCACGCCACCAACGCCGAACCCGTCTACCAGTCGCGCGTGGCTCAAGGCGCGCTCGTCGCCATGATGAGCGCGGCAACCCAAGTGGTCGACCTCTGGACCAACGGGGTGCCGAACACGCCCATGGAATACTCGGCGCCGATCACCGTGCTCGTCGGCGGCGTGTGGGCGCTCTACGGCCGGTTTGCCGCCAAGAAGCCCTTCGGGGCCTAACCCTCAGATCGGCCGTCGAGCCAATGGTAAAGCCAGTGCAAGAACTTTTCGACTACCTGGGCATCAAGGCCCCACTGGTCATTGCCGGCCTGCTAGGCGGCGTTCTGCGCGCGCTGTCGCGTCGACGCTACGAGCCACGCGAAATCATCGCCTCACCCATCTGTGGCGCGCTGGCTGCCGGCTATTTGGCAATGCCGACTGCACATTATCTCCGTGCGATCGGGTGGCCTCTGCCAGAGGCCTCGGACGTCACCAACGGTGCAATCGCCTTCTTGATTGGCACCTGCGCGATGTGGGTAGCCGACATCGTACTCGAAACACTCGTTCGCAAGTTCAAAGGGCCAGGCCAAGCCTGATCGACAACGGAGGAAACATGCTCGTACGCAACGAAATCATGGCCATTTGCGCCGCCGCTCTGGCGCTGTTCGTGCTCATCGGGATTGTCACATTCGGTGGGGGTATCGAACGCACACTGGCCCTTTGGGCAGGGTTCGCCGGCGCGCTGTCGCAGTTTGCGGGCCAGGATCGATCACCTATCTCACGCGCAGCCTCTGTTGCGCTGGCCTACATCGGCTTCGCTTTGGCTCTCTGCGCCCTGGTGCTGATGAGTTCGGCCGGCGGCCACTGAAAGTGGCCACTCTCGGCGAACTCAAGAAGGCCGGGAAGACGTTGCAGGTCCGCTGCGAGAACGCTGCATGCGACCATGTGGCCACACTCTCGATCGATACCCTGGTCGACGTGCTTGGCGAGAAGCACAGCGCCGAGCAGCGCGACATCCACCACAAGCTGCCCTGCTCAAGATGCCGCGAGGCCGGCCGCTCGCACCGCGTTGTCAGCGTCACCCACGTCCTCGACCATGATGCCTTGCGGCAGGGGCGCACCAGCAACGCCTACGGCCGCGCCCGAGGCTTTTGAGCCGCTTGGGAAATCTGCGGGCGTAAGCGCCTTGCCGACCACAGTGAACCGATTTTCGTAGGGGTTGCCGCAGCCAAGGCAGTGGAGCTTGCGGTCAACGCGTCGGAGGAACGATTCCTTGCCCCAGCGCGCTTCGACACGCGCGCGATCGATCGGACCGCACCTGCGGCATACAATGCAGCTCCCGCCCATGATGAATTCGGGCGCGATATCCGAAAAGCGGATCGCGTAATATGGGATGCCTGGCGCGGCCTGATATAGGAACATGCTCCTATTATGCCGCCAACTTTATGTTGGCATCAAGCTAGAAGTCGGCCTTAGGCCGCGTTGACCGCTTCGGCGCCCTCGTCCGCCTGTTCCGTCCTTGCAACGACGTGAAGCCGGCTCGACGAGACGGCGTAGGCGACGCACTGGAGGTAATTGACCGTTCTGTGGATGAGGGTGCGCCAACGCCGATAGAAGGGGAATTTCATCCGCTTGTAGGCACCAATGCCCGCAATGGTGCTTTCCGCGTAGAGGATGCGGACAACCGCATTGTCGAGCGTGAAGAAGTCGACCTTGTGGATCCACGCGCGCTCAAGTTCGACATCGTATGGCAACGACATCTTTTCCATCGCCACCAGGAGCTTGCGAGCCGCATCCCGCCGAACAACGTACGCTGCGGCACTGCCCATGGAGCCGTGAAGGCATCGGCCAAGCGAGTAGGTATCGGTCAGCTTCAAATGGCGCACAAAGCCGACGGTGCGATGATTGATCAGCTTCACCACATCCCAGCCGCCGACACGCGACAAGCGATCGAGCATTGGCGCGAAATCGGGCGTGAATCGCACGTCATCCTCTAGCACCACGCCCATCTCCGCCGTGCCCTCGGCTATCTGTTTCAGTGCCTGCAGGTGGCTGATGTAGCAACCGAGCTCCGGCAACAGGACGCCCTTCCCGCACATCTCATGGAACTTGGGCTCGTCGAGGGTTCGAAGCTGCTGTTCGTCGAGGGCACGCCCATCAGCGGCAGCAATGCGTGTAATCTGTAGCCCATACTCGTGGGCGCTGGCCGTAACTGCTGCTAGGCGGTCTTTCGACCGATCGAGGTTAATGAGAAAGATCGGAATATGCATGTGCTTCATCGAACTGCTAAAATATTGCCGTCTAATAGCTTATCCCTACCCCATTGCAAGTACGGCAAGTTGTCCTGCACCCTATACTCTGGGCGCGCAATCAGGGCGACCGCAGCCAGTTCAACAGGCTGCGCCAAATAGGCACCGACAGCCCGGCGTCGGTCGAAACGAGCTCGCCTTTGAATTCAGCTTTTGCGGCAGCTACCAGGCGATGGCGGGCTTCCTGCTCTGACGTCGCTAGGATGTCGAGCGCCCAGGTCTTGCCGCCGAACGAGTACTCGAAAAGGTAGGTCTTGAAACCGTCGCTCATAGGTTGGTCAGAGCATAGTAAATGGCCTCAACCCGGCAGATGCTGACCGGTGGGACGTCGATGACGATCTGGCAGGGCTCGCAAACCGGCCAGTCTTCCATGGCGTGGAATGCGCCGGCGTCGTCTTCGGCCGGCTCGTATTCAATGCTGGCGCCGCAGTATGGGCACCCGATCGTGAGCCGGCTCGGCCTTGGCAGATCGGTAGGCGGCACGATCGCCATGTCCTCGTCACGGTTCATATGGCGCGTCCTCGGCCTGGCTGGCCAAGTGAACGGCGCCGGCGTCCGTCACACGCCAGTAGAACTCGCCGCTTTCCATCTGGACGACGGTCATCAGGCCCTCGCCCAAGTTCATTGTTAAGGCCGTCGCAATGGCAATGCCGCCTCGCCGGCGCGCGTCCTCGATAGCTCTCTGCTCGACCGTCATTGCGCAGGCTCCTTCGGTGCGTGCCGCTTCTTCCATCGCTCGAACTCCATGGTCTGGTTCAGCCTCTGCAGGCGCTCTTGGGTTGCTGCACGGTTCTTCCAAAATGCGGCCTCCTGTTTCAGGATCTCGACGTCGCGGCGACTGTCGCCACAGTTGCGCATGAGCGAGACGACGAAAGCCCAATCCGGCTCCGCCTTAGAGCGCTTGGGCGCCCGGCGGATGATCGTGAAGAACGTCCCATCCCACTCCATCAGGCCGGCCCACGGCGGCAAATCGGCCTTGCTGAGGATACCCGGCGGCGTGACGTACCAGAACCGATCCGACCATCTGAGTGCGCCGCCCTGCTTCGTGATGTTGTCGCGCTTGAAGTCGGCCCGGCTGATCTTCACCTCATAGGCCGTGGCTCGGAACTGCTGGGACGCTGTCGGCTCAAGCGTCCAGAAGTCGATCCGGCTATCACCGCCGAAGAACGCCAGCTCCTTGGCCCATATTTTCGCGGATGACGACGCTATGAGAGCTTCGATGATGTTGTTGGCGGTGATCGTCATGCTTCCCTCTGGCGGATGGCGCGACACCAGCCGCCGCACAGTCGTTTTCCTTCTGGATCCTGATGGCAGACGAACGGAGATCGATTCCGCACGGCCGCCTGGTAGTCGCGCTGGGTGTGGAGGCTCACCGACGCGTCCGTTCCCTTGCGAGCGGCGCAGCCGTCGCACACCGGAGGCAGCTCGGCCTCCTTCTGGCGACACATGGCCCGCCGCTGCTGGCGCGGCATCGGCGTGGCCGGCCGCGCCTCATACGACAGGCACGTCACACCGGCGCCGGCATTGTGGACCCAGCCACCTCCTGGCCACTGGCCGCCGCTCTTGAGCTCGATCATGCTCTCGACGATCTCGCACCGCGGCTGAGCGGCGCAGTGGCCACACAGCATGTCAAACGCCTCGCGCCAGTCAGCTGAGGTCGGATGGTAGGGCGTGCCGGCGGCCTTCATCGCCAATCCCATAGGCCCTGCGCCCCCTTCGCTTGCCGAGGCGGCTCCTCGTGCTTGATGTCGAGCATGGGCCAGCCCCAATTGAAGGTGCCTTCCCTGTCGCTGTCGTTGCCGGCGGCCTCGCCGAACTCGGCCGCGCACTCATCGCCGCGCTTGGGCTCGCCGACGACGACGGTCCCCAGCACATGGGATATCGGAAGGGTGAGTTGCTCGGACGTTCCCCAGAGCGTGTCAGGCGACTTGGAGAGCGCCAGCAGCACGCGATCGAGCATAGGCAGGGCTATGTCCGCCTTCAGGCAGGGATTGGCCATGTTGGGGTTTCCCTTCAAGGCCATGACGAGCGCCCGCACCTCGCTCGCCCTGACCGGCCGCGCGCCGGCGTGGATAGCCAGGCGCTGGCCGATCAGCGATAGCGGCGGCTTCCAGGACCTGAACTCGTAGGGTTTGGCGCCGATCATGATGAGCGAGGCCCACGGCTGCCAGATGGTGAGCGCCTTCATGCCCTGGCTCCCGGCTCGTAGGGACACCCCATCAGCCCGCTGCCGCACGACGCGCAGCCGCTTCTCGGATAAGGCTTGCCCTCGTCCCGTAGGCGGTTTCGACAGTTCGCTGGAACTCTCGCCTGGAGTCGATCGGACGGGACGCCAAAGCTGCCCGACACCTGCGCCTTCGTCGTCTGGCTCAGGTAGACGAAGTCAGCATGGAAGGACTGCATTTCGCTGAGTGACGTAAATTCGATCACAACCTTCGGCTTGCCGGGACCGGATCGAGCGGTCATGAACGCTGGCCGGTCGAACAGCTTTTGGGCCATATCAGCAATCGTGTCCGCATCGGTGGTTGGGCCTGCAAGCTCGTGCTGCATGGCGTCGAGCTCGGCCTTGGAATAGTGTTCCCACCGCACGCCGAGACCGCCACATTCGGAGCAGCCCGCGCCGATGTAGCTGCCAAACGAGTTGCTGTAGGGGTAGAGACCGGTCTCCGCACCCTCGTTGGTCTCGTGGCAGCCGGTGCATGGACGCCAGCCTGCCGCAGCATCGTTGGCACTCGCCTCCCCGAGGATTTCGCGTATGCGCTGGGCGGCAATGGGCTCCGCCTCTGAAGGGGCGGAAGTAAGAAAGTCGCGAAGGGCGGCAATGTGGCCGAACTTTAGCTGCATCGGCCCGTTAACACTTCCGCCGACAGGTTCGTCGCTAGGCTCGTTCTTGCAGTTGTCACCGACGAAGTCGCTTTCCAGCGCGTCAAGAAGCGGTCGCAATAGCTCTTTGCTGCCACCCGACACTTCGTATGGTTCGTAGGCGTAGGTCGTGATGGGCCCATCACTTGGCTCTCCGGTTTCCAGATCGACGACAGGCGAGCCCTCCAGACATTCGGCGTGGCACTCGCCGAGCTCGATGTCGGTCGCGCAGGTGTCGCCAGCCTTGAAGGGCACCAAGCAAACCGGGCAGAGATCGGCATCGCTCTGCGTCGCCGACGGCGTGGCGCAGAGATCGGGGCCGCCGCTGCCGCATTCACACGACGGCCATTCGCTACACAATTCAGGCACGGGTGCGCACCTCGCCTTTGACGCCCTCGAACAACTTCGTGATGTTGCAACCGAGGATCTCGGCAGACTGGTAGAGCTTGCCGGCGCTGATGCGGTTGGTGCCCTTCTCGTATTTCTGCACCTGCTGAAAGGTGACGCCGAGCGCGTCACCCAGAGCTTGCTGCGACATCCCGATCACGTTCCTGATCCGGCGGATGTTGGCGCCGACGATCTTGTCGATATCGGCCGCCGAAAGGGTGGAGTGCTTCATCGTCTCATTCTCCTTCGATAACTCGCAGATCGACGTCGACGCCGAGGGCGGCGCGCAGCGCGTCCGCCGCGACGTCTAGGTCGATATTGAAACCGCCTTCGGGTCCGTGCTTGACGCCGATGTTGGCCCTGAGGGTCGGGGTATTCCAAAGGGAGCGGGGAAGAGTGGCGTTGAGGAACATCGAGCGTTCCGCGCGATCGAGGGCCGGCTCAGTGCGTGTAAGACGGACGCCTCCGCCTTCCTCGAAGACCAGCCAGAAACCATAGATGACATGGGTGGCCGTCACGCGGCTGTTGCGTGGGCTCATGGACGATCCTCCTTTGACGGCTGCCCCCCGATGGGAGACAATTGGCCATGATGTGGTTCTGGCCGCCCGTGCCGGTGCGATTGATCGCCAACTCTGGGATCACCTATGAGGTGAAGGCGGTCGAGATTTGCCTCGAGCAGATGCACACTTGGCCAGTACCGGACACTGGCAAGCGTGGCCCGAAATGGAAGAAGGCCGAGAAGGCCGTCTACGCCGCCCTGGAGGGCATGGGTGAGCCCAAGGCCGCCCGAGATGCGTTCGAGGCCGCCGCCGCGGAGGCAGGCGTGCTGCGCTCGCGCTGAGCTGCTACGCATGCTGGGCACCCCGCAGCGCCGGCCGCGCATCGTGAACCACACCGTCGAGCATCCGGCCGGCGCGTTCCAGGCCCACCTTCTGCATCGTCGTCAGGTCGTTGAACGTGTAAAGCCAGGCTGTGCCAAGTGGGTCTAGAACAGGTTCGCCGTCGAACACTGCCCACTCGCCGTTCTGCTTATGGTGGAACGCGGTCTGCTCTAGCGGCGGGGTATCCATCCATTGGCAAGCATCGCGAAGCCTCCGAACCCATCGGGGGTTGGTGGGAGGTGCCTCGAAACCGATCAAAGGCTGGTCGCTGGCGCCCCCGGTGATGATCCAATCGATGCGGAGCTCCCAGGGCGTCAACGGGTGAAATGGGTCAAAAAGCTCGCTCTGTGCGAGGAACAGGTTGCGATGCCGCAGCTCTTGGGTGATCGGCACATGCGGCACGATCAGCTCGAGCAGTGGCTCGGCCGAGACGAATGCAAACTGCGGACGCAACTCCGACTTGGCATAGATTAGATGCGGTACGTTGATGTCCCAGCGCTTTTGATCTTCGCAGGTGGTGCCGAGCGCGACGTTGTCGGGGAGACCGCCGGCCTGCTCGACCATCTTGAGGATGTTCTGGGGGCGTTTGGTAAGCATCAGCCAGACCAGCGCCGGCGTCTTCCGCATGAGCTCGAACAGGTCCGAGCGCCAACCCGCGTCGACCTGGTTGTCGAAGACGTCAGACAATGAGGCGCAGAAGACGAACGGCGGCGCTGGGCGTACCCCCCGAAGCTCCGCAGCGGCTTCTTTGCTGTCCTCCCACGCCTGTAGATCCGCGAGGGCCTTCTTGTTCCAGCGGATGGGCTGATGCCAGTTGCCGGCCGACGTGCGCCGTCGCTCCCCGTGCGGCCCCCACTGGACGCGGCCGAAGCGCTTGTCCATCAGCGCCTCGGCGTAGCAGCCATCGCACGCCGGTGAGACCGCCGTGCAGCCGAGCCACGGGTTGAACGTGTGGTCGCACCACGAAATGGCGGTTTTCTCACCCATCGGCGCGCTCCACGATCATATCCGGCAGGCGCCCGTCTTCGACGGCCTTTATGATCGCCGGCATATCGCCGCCGCGTAGGTCACAGATGAGCCAAGAGCCGTCCTTGAGGGGGTAATGATACCGGTCCTCGGCCCCGTAGCCGAAGCTCGCGCAGACACTGTTTGAGAGGAGCGTTACAGTCGACTTCCAAGAGAAAGCCTTGGTGGGCAGGCCAGCAGCCGTCGCCGCCTCAGCAAGGTTTTTTTCGGGGCCATAGTCGACGGAAAGCCATCGATCGAAGTGGTAGGTTTCCGGCCCATACTGGCTTTCTTTGCCGGTCGGCTTGCCTGCATTGTCGCGCAGGAATTTGAGCCTTTCAGTGAGGATCGCGCGGAAGCGCTCTATGGCCGCTCCATAGTCGTCGACCTTGGCTATTGCCGTCTCCGAGTTGATTGCAGCCAGACCAGAGGCCATGAACGACGGGGCGCCGTTGTCGAACCTCGGAGCTCGCAAGGCACGGCACCACAGCTCGACGCCGCGCTCGATGATGATGTCAGGTACGAAATCGCGCGCCATCAGTGTGAGCCTCCGCTGGTGGCGGAGCCCTGCTCGACGCCATCGAAAATGAAGTTGAGGGGTGGATAGGCTTCCCCGGCGGTGATCGACTCGCCGCAGGTTGTGCATGTGAAGCGCTCGGACCCGGCCATGTGTGTGCCTGGCAGCCCGTGCGCCTGTTCATGGGTGTGGCGGAACAAACGCGTCTGCCCGCAGGTGTAGCAAGGTGCCTCGGTGGCCGGCATCAGTTCGCCCCCGCGCAGGAGACGAAGCGGCCGGCGCCGTCGACGTCTAGCTCGAACCGGAATGAAACATCGCCCCAGGTGTAGGCCTGGATATGATACTCGCCCTCTTCCAGCCGATCGGAACCCGTTACGAAGTCATCCAGCTCGTTGGCGATGATCCCTTCACCCTGCTCAAAGAAGTGGGTGGCGGCGGACGGTACAGGCGTCGTTGCGGTCCAAGTGCCATCGGCGTGGATCAGCAGCTGAACATCCCCATGCGGCTCGTGCCAGCTGAAGCCGACGACCTGGCCGGGCTCGACCGGCAGCCGGTAGAAGGGGTTTTCGTAGTCTAAGGCGTCCTTCGGCAGGCGCAGCACCCAAGCATCGCCTTCGCGGGTGATGTAGGCGTCGGGGGACGCCAGCAAGGCGGGGTTCACCTCGTCCATCCATTCGGACGGGAGCCATTCAGTCATGCTCGGTTTCCTTGGAAGGTTCGAGGCCGACCACGCCGAGGGCGCGGCGGTTGTACGGCCATTGATGTGTGGGGACGACGACGATGGCCTCGTTGTCGGGCCAATAGTGTTCGAGGGTGTAAGCAGCCGCTATCAGGCGATCATCGGGGACGACGCGGAGCTCGGTCTTGCCGTCGATCGACGCGGCCGCCTTGTTGGCGGCCTGGACAATTTCTTTCGCCTCGAGCATGTCAGCCAACGTCACTCCCTCAAGCGTGTCGACCGTTTCGGCGATGCCCATTGCGAAGAAGGCGCGTTGGTTGATCGCCTTTACGATGGCATTAGCGCGCTGCACGTCCATCGCGGGTTTCTCCGCGGCGGCCTGCATCAGTAATCTCCGATGTGGGTGGACGGCTCGGCGTCATCCACGATGAATTTGGAGCCGCAGCAGTAGGCCGCGAAAACCATCTTCTTGAAGCCGTGCATCGCCCCCATGACGATGACGGTTTTCGCGTCCTTCCTGTCGCAAGTCAGGCTGTAGATCCTGCCTTCAGAGCAGATGGCGAACTGCAGCTCGCATTCGTGCTTCCGCGTCTTCTGCTCCTTATCAAGGTAGATGTGCCAATAGCCCAGCACCGCTGTGCTTTCCTCGACTATGCAGGTGAAACTCGATCCGTAGCGGTCCTGAACGTCGATCTCTTCGCGAAGGGCCTCGACCACGTCGGTGAGCTTCAACTCCTTTGGAGCGAGCGACAGGATTTCATCCATCTCGGTCGCCAAGCGCTCGTTGACCAAGGCGCTCAACTTTTCGTCCATTTTGGCCCGGAGCAGCCCCATGACCATGTTGCCGTATGCAGGAACGTCAATCCGGCCGCCGATCGCCAGGGACGCGCTGACAGCTTTCTCGATCTGCTTGCCGACATCCCCCCAGGAGAAGGCCGCTTTGACTGCGGATTCGACAGCCTCGCCGATCTTCTTTTCAACCATCTGGCGGATGCCATCCTCGCTCGTCTGGCGATGGACTTCCGCCACGATGAAATCAGCGAGGTTCGCTGGTGCGTTAGTGCTCGCGGTCATTAGTTTGCTCCTCGCTGTTGTGATCGGTCTCGGTGAAGGTTTCAGCCGGCGGCGCGAGCAAGCGGTTTGGCGGCGAGTAGGGCCTGTTCGCACGAAGCACTGTCTCCTCGTCGGTCAGCGTGAACGAGAAGATGGAGGCACCGCCGTAGAAGCGGCTTACCCACTTCGTCGCGACGCGCTGGAATTCGCCATCGATCTCTTTCCACTCGACCGCGGGGACATCGATGCGCAGCATCTTGGCTCCGAACCGTTCTTCCTCCCTGGCACGGCCGGCGTGGCACCGGTGGCCGAATATCTCGACCATTGCCCATTCAAAGCCGTCGTCCTCGGCGGCGGGTGTCTCTGTCATGGTTCCTCCTGATGTCTATCGACGGCGATAGCCGCCAGACTTGGCGCGTGGGTCGCGACCAAGGCCGGCAAGCTGGGTTACGGAGATCGGGTGGTTGTGATCGACTGGCACGACGTCCTTGCTGATATTCAGCAAGGTGTTGCCCCGTTCATCGAATAGGAGCACCTGCAGGCCTGGCTCCAGCAGGGCGCGCGCCTTTGCGAACGCGAGGCGCTTGTGCTCCACGTCCTCGGCAATCCACGATTCCACTCGGGAGTTGTTTTTCCACCGAGAGCAGATGATCCTGTACTTGCCGAGAGGGGCGCGTTGACTGGCGAGCGGGATGTGCGCGGGGTCTGACGGGCCAGTCAT